TCCGTGGTGGTTCGTGGTGTCCTCGTGGTGGTTCGTGGTGTCGGAGGTGTCCTCCGTGGCATATATGCAGCCGATCACCCAGACGGGCACACGCAAGACTCCTCAGTGCGGCGGCGCTTTCGCTTGTGAATCGAAGTTGCAGGGCGAGATTGATGGACATGATTGCTCTAATTATCAATTATTTAGGTGCTCCTCTTGGGATAGCTTTTATAGGTTGGTAGATAAGCTAAAATATTGATAATTAGCTATTTATAGGGGCGAAAGAATAATTCAAACATTATAAAAACAAGTTATATATTCCTCTTTTTTTCACCAAAAAATACATAAAAACACTGTAAACTGATAAAACTATCCTCTTTTGAAGAAAAACAAACGTATATGATAATTATTCTTGAGAAAACTTGCAAAACACAAATATATATATTAACTTTGCAACCAAAATAATACAAATATATACATGAAAACAAAAATCGACATCCGTCGTGCCATAACAGAGCGCGGTTACACCATTACGTCTTTCTGTCAGAAGTTCAACCTAAAGACGCAGAACATCATTCAGAATTACATTAAAGGCAACCCTACAATAAAACGTTTGGAAGACTTTTGCGAAAAACTGGATTGCGACATCACAGATTTATTCTATCCAATAGATGATTCGGACGATGCTAAGAAAAACGTTCTTTTATTCAACAAAGAGCAAGAGGAGGGGAAAGAATCCGATTCAACAGATACGGAAGCTCTCGACATTAAAAATACCGCTGTTCAGATTCCCGACGCACAGCCTGCAGTTAACACCACTACCTTCTGCCCTCATTGTGGTGCAAAGGTTCGTGTCGGTGTGGTGCTCCTGCCCGAAGAGTGAAAATACTACGGCAAGCGCATTGTGCCTACCGAGGGAAATGTTAAAGCCTCCGTGTGCCTGTCTACCTTTAAGTCTCCGTGTGCCTGTCTACCTTTAAGTCTCCATTTCACCGCAGTCGCCAGGGTGTGAGCCGTTATCGGATAAACCGAATGACGGGAGCCTTCGCATGGAGAATACTAATGATATGAAAAACATATCTGTTTCTTCAGGTTCATCCGATAATTAAAAATATAAACCTACAAAAGTACTAACGTATAAAAATATCAATGTATGAAAAAGATTTTCAGTTTTTTGCTCATGGCAGCCATGCTGCTTGCTGTGGGCGCGAGTGTGACGAGCTGTAGTAGTGGTGACGATGGTGAGGAGGAATATGTGCCAGTTGAATCGCCGTATGCAAAAATTCTCAAAGAGAAGCCTGTGCATCAGTTGTCTTATACCCATACCTATAGCATGGGATCGTTCGGACTTGAAAGCGACCCAATGGTAGGTAATTATAAAACCGACTACTACACTATCAGTTTTATCGTCTACAATGCCCCTGCTGACGACATGTATGACGGCCGTTATCAGATTGCAGAAGTCAGCGGTTCGGTATGGGGATGGAAGGAGCAGTGGCGACCCGAATACAAGAAGCACGAACTAAGCACTTGGAAGAACAACCAGCCCGTAAAAGGAGCTTGGGCAGAGATAAAAACTCTTGATAAGGGCGACGAATACGGAAGAAAGACGTTCCGTGTGACGCTACACGTTGACGAAATGACGGAAAAGAACGGCGACTATGCCCGCAATATCAACATATCGTTTACAGGCCGCGATACAGGACCGATGTTAACATACTAAAGATAAGTTCTTGCAAGAACCAAAAAAATATTGTACCTTTGCAAAGTATTTTATTAGAAGACATATTCTGTAAAGTATTTAAAATGTTATTGCCGCTCTTTGTCCGCGAGGATGAAGGGCGGTTTTTTAGTGTTTTTATTGTTTATTCTTTATTCTTGCCAACATTGGCACTCGAAAGCTCGGCGTTTCTTTAAACCTTCTAAAGGTTTACCATTTGCATAAATCCAGCGGCTAAACTGGTTTAGAATAGCCTCGTCTGTAGCTGACTGAAGAATGAGTCGATAGAGTGTAGACTTACGGAAGGTTGCGAGGCCAAGGTTAAAACAGAAGTCTACACAGGCATCGAAACGTCCTTGAGTCTTCGTGAAATGAGGAGATGCCGAAAGAAATATTTCGATTGGGCTAAGGTCGTCAAAAAGCCATTGTTCTGCCTTTGCTGGAGTACAGGAGGTATGGGCTGTAACTTTGCGTGTATGTCCATAACCGCAAGTCCAAACTCCAGCAGGACATCGGTAAGCTTTAGATTTGTAGCCTTCAAATTCCTTAATTTTTTCAATTAATCTGTTGCTTGCTTTCATAATGTTTGTTTTTTTGTAAAATTAATATAAAAGATGTAGAGTAGGCAGTTAGCTCTACTCTAAACAGCTCTTTACGAGCCATCCAATCGTGATAACGATACTGTATCTCACCACATCCTCCCACTCAAATCGCTCAAGACGATAGCGAGAAAACTGATATATCTCTCTCGCTATCATTATTGTGTAGGCTACCCAACCTATCAATAAGGCTGCCATAAACCATAGGCATAAGCCGAGGATGTCTCTGCTGTTGATATTTCTCCACATAAGATTAAAAATTTAAATTCCTGCTTTGGTTAGTTCTTCCTTAACCCAAGCATTTCTCTCTACCCAATCCAACTCTTGATTATCCAACCAAGGGTTATTTTAATTGTTCGTATTTCATATAATTATATTTTAATATTATTTATAGGTATAAAATTTGGTGTTTAAATAAATAATGGTAACTTTGCAAAAAGAGTGGGATACATAGTGAAGACGACTTCAGGTTACTTGGATCTGTAAACCCTTTTGTGTATCTCCACTCTTATTTTATAGAGAAACTACCCATTGTTGCATTTTCCATTATACTAATTGTACGCCATTGAGTTTTTTTACCATTCTTAACTAATCTATATCTATAGGTTCCATAAGTCGGAATGTTATCATTAACACACTGCCCCCTATATTTTCTCACACGTAATTTTTTTCTTGATTGACCTAACGTCTTAGAACTGCGTTGACTTGTTCTTAGTTTTTGTAATTGAATAAACCCAGAGTGCTTATTATATAAAGCACGACCATCCATATAAGGAGACTCATAATCTGGCTTCCAGATTCTGTTACCATCATAATAAAAAAGCGTTTTTGAAGTATAATTTTGTCCCCCATCCGGACCCAAATCCGTTAAGTAAATATACATATCAGAACTTAAATCAACACTACTTCTGCTTTCGTCTAATATGAAATAATTAAACATACCTTTATATTGACGTATATACATTTCTATTAAACCATGAAAAATGAATCTACCTACACCTGTATAAACTTCTATATCATCAACAAATATATGCCAAGTAACACCATCTAAAAGTTTAACTATTTCATCAGAAGATTGGGACGAGAGAACATTCTTTAATTGTGGTACATTATGCAGCCTAAATCTAAAAAAACCATTTTTTACAATATAAGCATTAAGACGTGCTCCTCCATCAAGTTTACCAATTGGCATAGCCCTGCCAATTACATACTGAGTCTTGGTATTTTTTTTCTTTGTCGTAGAAGCCTCATGGCTAATTTTTATCCAATCTTCGTATGTAGTTTTACCACTCTTTTGCGTATTTTTACGGATATAGATTTTACCAATAGCCGCCCCTGTTACTCCTAAAGCTATTTGCGTAGATACATATTGATTATAAACAGCTGTTGTCGTTCTCAAAGTTTGTATGGTAAACGTTTCTCCATTGATAGGCACATTTTTCGTTACAGATGGATATATTCCGCTACGTAAAGCGCTGTTTGCATCATTGTTTGCAATACCGTTGAAAGACAATAATGATTTTGTATCATATTCTGTTATTTCTTTAATATGTTGTACCCAATCTTGGTACGTGCCTACGAAGCCTTGTTTTAGTGCTGCTTCGTATGCCGACTCGCCTCGAAAGTCAGAGCCTTTGATTTGGAAACATTGCTTACCATTACCTGTATCTCGGATGAGCAATATCACATCATCGTTTTGGATTTTGTCTACGACTTGAAGTTGCGTAACATTTAAAATTTTTTCTTCTTCCATAATATTTTATGTTTTAATTTAATATACGTTGAACACAAAAGGAACTTTCGATACGCTATTTGTACCTAACGCTTCCGATTGTAATCGTTCTGGATAAGTTGCAGATAATTGCGGAGGAGCAAGCAATACATCTTCGTATCTATATCCAACCGAGCCATTTAACCTATCATCAGGAAAAGATTTATCTTCATTTTTCCCTCCCCAGTCGTAACCATCGCTACCATTTATGAATTGAGCCATTATAGTAACTGTTTTGGATATAGGGGTAAAGTCGTTGCTGTTGTCAATATACCAGACAACCACATCGCTATTGCCTATACGCTCAATCGAAGATGTAAGATGTAAGCTCTGTCCTGGCATAAGGAATAGCATTCTGCTACGTCTGCCGTTACAGATAAAACAACCTCCATCATACTTTGCATCACCAAAGAATGGTGGCACTCCTCCACCTTGCGGATGGATTCGCCCAGTATTGCTGTCATTATAGTTATTCACGGATGCCAAGCGAGGGTCAGCAAAAACAACTACAACTGCTCTATGCAGAAATTCGTAAGGTTTACCTTCTTGGTTCTCCATACTATATCTATCGTTGTATTGATACTTCTTACCAGTCGCCCACTTCGCTACAAGAGGATTGTATTGCGAAGATATTGTGAGCTTCATACCCGATTCCTTTATGCCATGTACGGTTAGTTCTCCGTGTGCGTCTGTAGCTGAGAGTATGACATTATTAATCATCGGCAACACAACATAAGGATTGATATTTATACCGCTTAAAAACTCAGGATGGTTGTTTACTACTTCCCAAGTTCGGAACGATACCGATTTATGATTTATCATATCGCATATAATAGGCTCTTGAGGGTTGTAAGTAATCTCTGCACTATTCTCTATCAAGATACCTTTCAGATGTAAGTCTCCTGTAATGACAGTATTATCCGCATCAAGAGTAATCTTACCCTTTTCTATGTCAATACCTGTTCGCTTCAACGCATCCTTATTAGCAACATCTTCCGTTGCCTCCGTCCAAGGAGTGTTCATTAATCCTGCTTCGAGCTTCGGCTGACATACTTGCAATGAGCCTGCTCCGTTGCGCCCAACTATCTGTATAACGATAGCCTGATTGGTGACAGTAGTCTTAGGGCTAAAATGATACCAAACCTTTGTCCACTCGGTAGGAATGTTGCCAAGCTCGATATATCCAGATGTCGTACTATTACCGTTAACCGAAGTAAACTTTGACACGCTACCATTGCTACACTCTGCAAAAATGACATTAGTGACGAGGTTAAGAGTGCATACCACATTAGCTTTGCTCGTTCCGTTATAACTTCGGATGAGGAATGATAGAGTGTAGTCTTTGTTGGCTTTTACACTAACGTTATAAAATCTCATCAATGTTTCAGACACACCCTGCCTAACATTCGCCTCGCTCATACTACATCCGTCTATTGCGTTAGCTACAACCTTGCCAACTTGTGAAAGATTGCCGCCTGTATTAAGGTAGCGAGTATTGTCGAGCATGTTGCCACCTCTGTAGTCGTAATCTTCATCCGAAAGCGTCCAACCATTATAAGAATCCGACTGTTCCAACATAGGTCGGCAGACGTAGCCATCAATGCGACCATTCGTCTCGAGACTGTAGAATAGTCGTACAGAGCAATACGAATAGTCGCCCGAAGCCACGAAAGTAAACGACACAAGTTGCCATGTGTTTGCAGAGTTCAGAGGCAATAGTTCATCGAGCAATGTGCCTGTGGCTGCGGGTGAGCTATCAATACTGCCTGTTATAGCAGTTTGCCCAAATACCTTTATGTACAACTTTGCTGTCGTATCAGAAACCTTTGCCCAACAGGATATTGTATATTTCTTGCCTGCGACTATAGGGATATTGTTGGAAGTGTCGTTAGCTCCTTCCCATCGCAGCATAGGGCATATTGCAATAAGTGTACTTGTAGGCATAAAATGGATGCAATTGCTATTCTTATATCCGCTTAGCCGCTCCATTGTTGCCTTAGTAGCAAAAAATATATAAAAACCTCCATTTCTTGTGAAGTCAGAGTTTACAAGCAAGTTTCTTCTGCTTACTGCTTGCTCCGTAAGACTAAGAGATATTTCCCTTGCTGACTGCTTTATTGCGCTGTTATATTCGGTAAAGCTCGCCTTGTCCCTGATTTCTTCTGGCAGAGCGTCATATTTGTTACTAACCTCTGTGTATTTCCGCTCGTAGAGCTTAGCTGTTTGAATAACAGAGCTATTGAATTTCGAAACATTAACGCTAAAGGCAATCTGACGAGAGAACATTTTTGCGCCATCGTTGAACGACACAACCACATATCCGCTGGTCTTGCTAACATCGCTACCATTAACGTTTTCTTTAGCTACACCAATACCCTTTAAGACAATCTGCAAGCACTCCGAAGTCTTGCGGATAACTGCATTGTTGCTTTTGACATTAAAGTTCAAACTGTCTGTTATGCTTGGCTTCTTGATGTCGTCAATAACATTCTTTCCATCTCTTGTAAGCCATATCTCTGCAGTTTGTATTGCCGATGAATTAACAACTCCATTATCTTCAGTATCAAAAACCAAAGGAGCATTCTTAATAGTGACTTCAAGTGCATCCAAACCATCCTTACCATCTGCTCCTGGCGCACCGTCCTTTATCGCCACTATCGTAATCTGCCCCCTCGCCAATAATATTGCCATACACTTTCATTTTTAGTTTACAGAAAAGATAAGGGTGAGGTGCCCTTATTTAGACACCTCACAAGTAAATGTACCTCTGCCGCTCACGTCTGCGTTAGCAACGGTGACGTAAGGCTTGGTCGAATCGTTTACTGGACTTGACGTACCGTTCCAGTTTGTAGCCACACCACTGGCATTGTACTTTGTCCACTTGTATGTGAAGTTTGAAGCGTGGCTGGTATCTGCCTTTACAGCAGCGCCATCCTCCACCACCTTGCCGTCTTTCCACACACGGGCGAAAAGCTCAGTCGACTGGGCACCGTTCACAATCTTGTCACCCGTCAGCGAGTACACCTCCACAACGTATGGGTCGCTCGCATCGAAGAACGTGACGATAGCGCTGGCAGTATCACCACCATCCTTGACAGTACAGCGGAAGGTCTGGAAGTTAAGCACGTCATTGGCACTCACGTTCAGAGTGCTCACGCCACCCGAAGTGCTCACGCTGCCCGAAGCCACAGGACTCCATGTGCCAGCACTGATATTCAGCACATCCCAAGCCATAGAAGTCAGAGAAGTGTCCTGCACGTTGCCACGGAAGAACTTCGCCACGGCACGCAGCTTCTTTGTGTTGTTGGTCGAGTCGAACGTGTTGCCATCAGGAGTCTCAATCTGCACAGTTTGGAGCGCACCGCCACTCTTCGCAAGCGAAATCGTCTTGTAGCCGATGCACGTAGTCGTAGCCTTAGTCTCTGGGTCAGTGAATTTGCACGACCATTCGATGTTTTTCACGCTGCCGTTACGGGCGATGTTGCTTGTGAGGTTAAGCTGATACGACTTGCCGCTTACTGGGGTAGCAGCCGCACCATCCACCTTCCACGACCACTCGGTACAAGCCGATGTCGGAGCTTGGTCTGAAGCATTGCCAGTTACGTAAACACGGGCAGTGATAACGTTAGGGCTACTTGTCGAATAGTTCGGAGTGTACACACCCGTGTCGGGAGTATAAATCTGAGTCTCGCCTTTAGAGCACTGAGTGAAACACTGAACGGCTTTGCCGTCATTAAGGTCAACGATAGTAATCTGACCATTAGCCAATACTTTTGCCATAATCTTATTTTTGAATTAAAGTTATATTATTTACTATTAATACTCTTCGTGTCTGATATGTATACACGACACCCGAATTGCGCCTGTCTGTCCACATCATCACGTGTGATAAGACACGAGCGCCCCACGCCCTCATGCAGCCTATTCCACACAGCATCATCTTCAGCGTCAGCCGACTGTCGCCACCATGACCATGCACTGTTGCCAACAGTGTCACTGATGTCTTCGCCGTTACACAGAAGCGTAGCCTTGAGCGTCATTTTTCCCGAGCCGTTTATCATCACCGTGCCAGTGTCGCTCGTTATCATCACCTGATAAGCCACACCTTGGTCGCCCTTAACACCGTCCGTAAGTACAGGCAGGTCGTAGGTTACTACAACGTCTTCATGGTCTGCCTCCTTGATGGTAGATTTCAGCTTAACCGAAGTAATCTGATATAGATTGCCTATATCAGACAGAGCCTTGTTTGTTAAGAGCTTGGTAGAGCTGCTTCCGTCCAATAAGGTATATTCTGCATATATCTGCGCATCGTCCAAAGTCTCTATCTTATTGCCTGTACGCTTGCGAAGCGTAAAGGTTATATCATCAGGAGTTGTGGTCTGAGTAGACGGATGACGTGTGTAGTAGGCAACGGAAGGCACAATATCGTACATTATCGTAATAGGGTCGATGATATTGTCAGGAGTGCCTTGAAATAGTTGGAAGTTGTCGGTATTGTGCATAACCTTCTCAGGGGAAATAATCGTTGTAATTATCTTCCATTGATAAGGGTTCACAATTTTGTTGCCGTTTGCGTCCAAGCTGCCTGTGTAGTGAGGTGCACCGAGCTTATGGTACATGGTGATAGCAGGAGCGTTATCAGTAGCGCTATCCTCTGTAGAGGTAGACAGCTTGATTACGTTGCCATACTTCTTCCACTGAATTTGGTTGCCAACTTGTACAATCACGTCGTAAGGCGCAGGAGCATCAGGCTTTTCGCCATCATAGCCATAGAATATTCTGTCTGCTATCTTAGTGCCGTTGTCGTCTACATCCGTGCCTTCTTGCTCTGCAAACAATGAAGCGAGAGTCTGCATACCCTCGTCCATAGTAACCTCGACCATTACGTTGCCCCAAACGAGATGCTTCTTCTGCTCGTTGGCAAGAGTCTTGTCGGAATAGGTAGGAATAGTGAGCAAATTACCCTGGAACTCCTTGATGTTACTAAGAATAACATAGTCGTAGAGCTTACCATCCAACTTCTCTTGTCCTACACCAACAACCATGCGCCAGTAGTATTTGTTATCAAGTTTTTTGTTCTCTCCTGCCTTCACATTAAAGGTCTGACAGAGAGCCATCATGCCCACGTGCCACCAGTTCATCGTCTTGGTAGTACCATCATCGGCAACCGCATAGCACTTATATGCGATTACCTTCTCTTTCGCTGCGTCATAGATATAGCTAACCTTAGCTATCTGCGAGCCAGCATTGCTGAAGATAGTTGTACCGCCCGAATAGCTCACCTTGCGTATCTCTACGCTCGATGCAAACATCCTCGTTCTTGCGGTCAGATAATCTACAAAGAGATGGCTCTTACCATCATCGCCCATATACAGGTCGAAGCCTTGCGCTCCGATAATGGTTCTGTCAGACTTGGTAGAGTGAGGATCATGCACACGGTCAACAATCACGTCACCCAACACTGCGTTGCCTTTCGCATCAATGCCTTTTTTCCCGTCCAATCCTACCTTCAGTCCTTCCATGAAGGTTATCACCTTTTTCGCGACATCCTCGTGAACTTTAGACAATGCCTTGTTGTCGAGATAGTTAGGGGTAACAATTTTATCTACAGAATCGAATGAAGTAGAATCAATGGCCACTCCGTTCACTTCACCTTGACCCTCAAAGGCTATTTTACCTCCGGACATGACAGTGAGGGTCTTCGCGAAAAGTTGGCGGAATTTGGTGCCGGCCTTCATCGTGATGTCCTTGAGGAAAGTTACAATACCGTCTACCGAAGAATAGTTATACCATTCGCTTTCATAGGGAATTGCACTGATTGCTTCGTCTGAGGACAAATAACCTGTTACTATCTCATAGCCTTTTTTCCAGTCGCGTGGTGTGGTGCCATTGTCGCCCGACGAGGTAAGGATGCCTTGCAGGAATATATAATAGTATTTCTCGTCACCAATCTGTTCCTCCTTCACGTTCTTGCCGTAGATGTCAATCTCTTCAGACGGAAAAACCACTTGTGCAGCTTTGCTCGAATCGAGTGAGCGAGGAATGGCAACATAGATATATTTCTCGCTGTGGGTGTTGAAGACGGTAGGTGCAGCCTGCAACTTCCATCTACGATAGTTGTGTCCGGCATCATAAGGTATGATGTCTTTGATATACACAAGTATTTGGGCACCGCTCACACACGATGCCTGAATATAGTCGGGATTACCAAGAGCATTGCGCTCTATGAATAGCGCATTGCTCGAAATCCAATAGTCTTTAGCTGTTGCTTGTGTCATTTCTATTTTTGTGTTATCATTGACAAAGATAGAAAAAAGCCATAAAGCCATACGGACATTAAAAAAGCGGAAGCACTCAAACAGCGTTCCGCTTTTTAATGTTTAGTGTATGATGGGCGAAGCATGAAGATCGAGCTCAACTGAGAACGAGATAGAAAGCATATCGGTTTTCAGATTATCAATATAAGTTATCTCATCGTCAACGGATATAGTGCAAGGCACATATACATCATCCACAAGTAGCCACGCGTGTTCCGACATCAAGAACTCATGCAGATACCATCGCTGCCACTCTTCGGTCAGAGGATCAGTCATATAGAGCCACGTTTCCTGATTATAGGCTTTGTGCGCTGCCGAGCGAGAAAATGAATTGAAAGATTCTTGTCGAGTAGCAATATAGCGCGACGCTGTATATCCTATCTTCTTGCTATATGATGCAGGGATGCTAACACTTTCAAGCATGCCGAAGGAATTGATAAATCGGAATATATGTCGATGTCCTGATTCAGATGCAGGCAAGGCATAGACGGATTGTGAGCCAATAGTCTGCAATCCTTCGGTGGCAATGGTTTCTATCTTCGATTGCGGTTGCTCAAGGTCGTTGCTGTCAAGCAATGACTGTGGCTTGGCAAAATCTACAGGATAGGCAAATTCTTCGCCTACGAAAGCCAAATGAGGCGTAGTTGTAGGTTTGCGCGACAGTTTTGTGATATTCAAAAAACCGTTCGATTTCATTCGCTCTATATCCGAAGCGTAACCAAAGATGGTACTAAACACCTTGTTATCGTTAGGGTAAAGCACTTTGCCCTGATAAGTATGTACCTCACCATTTTGCATATACTCGTCATAGGCTCCAATAGAGAATTTTACCAAAGGGAAAATTGTTTGGTCGGCTGCATAGGCATAACCATCACGGAATGTTCGCAGAGCCGACGATATGTCGATGCTGACCGTGGTGCTTACGGTTTCGGTCAATACGGGTGCCGACATTTTGATAGTGATATAGTTGCTGCCTGTGATACCACATCGAATTTCCAACACTACGCGGTGAAACGACAAGTTGCCTCCTGCCACCACATTTGGACCAATTTCAAAAGTTATAGGACTACCATTCAATATCGAGCCCGAAGAAAGTTTAATATATCGTGCCATATATATATAATAAAAGGTGTAAACGGAATTAGAAACTATACACAACGAGCTCTACCTTACCCAGACCATCTTTTGCGGTGATGTCGGCATTTATCTTGTTGATTAGGCATTTCTTGCCATCAATGATCCACCACTCTTTCCAGTGATTCTGAATGTCGGCTATCTGAGCTACCGAACAAATACACTCGATGTGATATTTTTTACGGTTCAAGAGAAAGTATATATAGTCAATCAAGCAAGTATCTACATAACCTCGATTCTTAATTAAAGGATCGTCAACCACCAATGGCGAACTTGCCCATTTTGGCTGCACCCAGGCGCGTGGCTTTAGAGAAAAACGCTCCTCATTGCCGATGCCTGGTTCAACACCATTATAATCATACACGTTGCCATAGCAATCTACGCTATCCGTAGTCATAGCATATTCGCCTACAGTAGTGCGCCATTTCGAGTTGCCGAAACCGTCATAGTCATAGTCATAGGCTTCATGGCTTGAGTCTACACCGCCACCGCGCATAATAGCGATAGATAATCCCCAATCATACGACTGCAGGGGCGAGTTGCCGTCGTCGGTGGATGAAGGGTCGTAGTTCTCACGCAGCGAGAGTTCTTCGGTAAGATAGAAGTCGGCAACCAACGACGATATAGGATTTTTTATGTATTGAGTAATAAACTCATGTTCCATATCTTCGTCGATAAAAGCCGCATAGATATTCTGCATATCTTTTTCATTAATTCCTACAACCATTTTACCTTCAATGTCGGTGCCCGAAGTAGGTTGCTGGGTCGAGTCTGTGAAGCAGTCGGTAGACGAGTTAGCATCCATGGCCTTATAGTAGTTTATGTCTACCATTCCCACAGGAACAAAATCTGACTTCATCTCCACTACAAAATCTTCGTTCAAGGTCGAGCAGTCGCCTATTTCTACTCCCTTATATTGACCGACTTCCAACAATCGCGGTTCCATATCGTCAACTGACGAAAAATCAGAATCAATCTTTACACGATATTTGTTGCCCGTCTGCAGGTCGATAAAGAGTTTCATCTGTCCGTTGTGTACCTGATGTATAATCTCGTCATACTTTAGACTCGTTACGGTGCGGTCCTTGGAATAATCTATATAGTCGTAGTCGGTATTGTAGTCTTTGATAGCATTCTTGATATTATCTTTTTGCTCTTTGCTTTCACTCTCGGCAGAATAGCCTGCTCGCACACCGGTTATCTTCTCCGTTATAGGATCCATAGAGAGCACTTCGGCATGGAATGTGCGAAGAGCATCGCTCTGTTTGCGGAACACGTCGCGGATGAGATAAGCCGTTACCTTCTTCTGTTCGTAGTCGTAATGGAACTTTATGCCGAACTGGTTTTCAAGCGAGCTGATTACATCCGACACCGACTCGGCAGGAAAATTCTGCTCGTTGGCATACATACGGAAGATGCTTGCATACATCTCGGCACTGGTGATAGTAGAGCGAGCAGTGATGCTGGCAATATTGTTATGTCCTACGGTCTCGGTAGTAGGAGTGTCCGATAGTTTTTGTTTTACCTTTCGTTTCATCACTTTTGAGTCAGGAAAGCGAGCATCGGTAGATTCCACAATGTCGTAGATTACCGGATAATACTTTACCTGCTGCAACGACTTGTCGCGAGGATTATCAAGTTTCAGTTTGCCGCCACAGCCGCGCGACGATAGCCATAGGTTTACATCGTCAAACAGGTTGGCAACTTCTTTTTCATTATTTGCCTTTTTATGGAAAAAACCCACTTTCACGTCCTTAGTGGTCTTGAGTCCAGCCTTCACAGCTTCGTCGGTTTCTTTATAGAGCTCACCGTAATATAGTGGTTCTATGTTGTAGGCGCATTTGGTGGTAAAAAAAGCCAAACGGCGAAAATCGCCAATGGCTGTCAGAGCCTTGTTGTCGAACTGTACGCCAAGATGTTCAAACAAACAGTCGAGGAAGAACAACAGATAGAAGCATATACCCGATTGCGGACGGTCGGCTTCCAACGCCCATATCTTTCCTCTGTCTTCAAACATCTCGCCCGATTTATCTGCCGACTTGGGTGTCTTAACCAATTCGTCCGAGGTGTCACCTTCGGCTGTTATGTCGTGATGACCATAGCAGATACGGGCATTGCAAAATGGCTTGGTAGGATAGGAGTCAGATACATTAATATAGGACTCTTCAATATCAGGACACAACAAACTTTTTCCGTCGGGATAAGTGCGGGTAACGTCCAAGGCTGCTTCGTGAATAGTAGTGTTAGGAATCTCCTTGCATTTTGCAGGATACGAGAAACCGAGAGCTTGAGGAGAGAAAGTGCCGGTGGTGGTACTTGAACCTACAGAGCCATACGATTGGTTCCCTTTTTTACCTTGATACTTAATAATTATCTGAGTGCTATAGTTTACGGCAACATTCACTTCGTCAATCTTCTCGCCTATCAAGAGCTGGTCGTGATATTTCTGCGGTATTGGCACTTCGTTACACTTTATGTCGCTGATGAGGTCGGAGAAGGATTGTGTGCTTGCGTCGATACTTAACGAGAGTACGTCTTTTAACTGCTCGTCTTCCTGAATGATGGCAGGACCTGACGCAAGAGGCACACCGTCGGCAATGATCTGCATCGGCGTATGCTCGTAGCTCACGGGACGGATGTCGCTGCTGACATCATCCACGTTCTTTAGGAAATGTCGGTTGCCTTCGATGGGCAGCTCTACGGGATATGAGAACATCTCAGTGTCGTTGAAGAGAGGATTTTTCAACTCGATGCTGATAGATGCGTCTTCCTTTAGGGCGAGCGGCTTGCCGTCGGCAAGAATTGTGAGTTTGCTGTTCATAGAATTGATATTTATGGGCCTTTCTAAGCCTTTAAATGTTATACTATTATTTTTGCATTGCCGTATAGCGTGATGTTGCGGTCGGTATTGCAGACTACCTTGGTGTCGCCGTAGGCTTCAATCTTCAGATAGCTGCTGACACGTAGCTCGCCACCATGGGCTTCGCAAGTAACGCTGCCATTAAGCGAGGCATTGGTGGAGGTCCATAGGCGGGAGTGGCCGAAGGCTGCTGTTTTGCCCTTGCTGACGTGACCGTAGGAGTAATCGTAGAGATTTATGATGGCTCTATCGTTCTTTTCACTATATACCTGGGCGTGGTCCCAGGCGCGAACCCATGCCTTACCAAGGACGTAACACTTGGCGTAGTCATTTATCTCAACGATGTGGTCATAGTCGGTAACAATAACAAGGACGTACTCGGGAGCAGTCTGCGGACATTCGTTGACGTAGATGCCGGCTGCGTTCATTTCTTCCTTTAGTGAGGGGTAGAGAGCAGGAAGCAGATCGTTGATGATGTCGGCGTATTTGCTCTCAACGAGGTCTTCCCAATTCGCACGCCACACAGCCATGAGCTGACTGATGTTTTCGGTGCCGAGCATGGCACGATAACCTTCGACACAAGCGTGGCGGTCGTGGCAGGCTTGAGTGCAAGTCTTCTTTAAAATCTCGAATTGTGTCATAGGTAAAATTTTGAATTGTCGCTTCGCGATTTTGAATTGTTGAATTATGAATTATCCTTAGCTATTGGATTTTTCACTTTTCACTTTTCACTTCTTCCTTTGTCTTTGCCAATATTGCCTCGTAGCCTTTCAGCTCGTCTTCAGTCACGATGTCGGCGTAGTCTTTGCGGAGTTGGGCGATGCGGTCGGTAAGACCTTTTACGCGGGCTTTTGTCGATGGCTTGTCCTTGCGCATGATGTACTTAATGAGAGCGTCGGCTTCGGCTTTGTGCTTGGCTGCTGCGTCGCGAGCAGCTTTCACTTCGGGGCGGTCGTTGGCTATTTTGTCGGCTACCGACTGGGCGAAGAGAGGGTCGCGGGCAAGTGCCTTGTCGTAGAAAGGACGGAACTGGGCGCGTAGGTTCTGCGGTGGAACGTTGCACGCCTTCTCTATTCGGGCGATGTATTCGGGGTCGCCGGTGCGCGGTGATAGACGAAGGTATGCCTCGCCAATTTCGCGGTCCACGTTGATGTAGATGCGTGGCAGGATTTCGCTTTCTATCTTTACGGCACGGGTGGCGAGAAGGGCAATCTCTTCTTCGGTGTAGATAGGTTTGCCAGCCTTCTCGTTGGCTTCGGCCATGGTCTTTGCTTGCTCTGCCTTTGCTGCCATCTCGTTGCGTAGGGAGCGCACGGTGTTGACTTGCTCTTGCAGAAGTTCGGAGAGGAACGGTCGGAGCTGCATGAGGTTGGGCATGGTGGACGCGATGGTCTCGCCGTTAGGGTTGGCTACGATGCCGCCGTAGGTGAGAGGCTGCAAGGTGAGGTCGGGCTTTAGGTCGGGGAAGAGCGAGCGACGCGCTTCCTCAAGAGCCTTCTCCTTCTGCTGCTCGGCATAGAGAGCCTGTTCCTCACGGGTGGGACGACCGACATGGCGCTTTATCTCCGTGCGAGAGGTCTGCATGGTTTGCAGATAGGTGAGGAGCTGACGCACACGGCGATGGTAGTCGCGGAAACGTCGGCTCTCCTTTACGAACGACGTTGCCCGTGGGTTCTGCTCAAGAAGAGTCAGGCCACGCTCGAAGGCTTCACGCTGGTCGGAGGTGAGCATACGGGCGGAGAGGGCAGGGGTTAGAATGCGGATTATTTCTTCCATAGTGTTGCTTTTTACAATGGGTCTTACTGGGGCTTTCTAAGCTTTGGAAATACTAATACAGCAGTGGCGACACGAATATTTTGCTGTCTGGCTGGTTGTTTTCGTAGCCTTTGCTTGTTGAGTCGGTGGTGTTGGTTGAGAGCTTATCTGGGGTGTTGTTGGCAGCATCCACTGCCTTGCGCATTTCCATGAGCCGGAGCACCGAGGTGCGTAGGGCAATGGCTTCGTTGTGGGCAGCGGCTCGGCGTGCCTTGTCAATAGTGAGAATTGTTGTGCGCTCTTCCATGTAAGCCACCATTAGGCGACGTACCTTGTGAAGGAGTGGCTTGTCGGCAGGGTCGTCGGTGTGGAGCAGACGCTGCACCGTGTCCTCACCAATAGCCTCGCTGATGTATTCGTCTTGAATGAAGTGGAGGTCGGGCAGAAGACGGATGAACTTCTCACGGCTCTCGTATATGTCGAGGTATTGCTGAAGGTCGGCACATGTAGCAATGAGGAGGTCGTGGTGAAGGTAGTAGTAGGTGCTCTCTTTCCAGAGATTCGTGATTTCCTCAATCTCGGACGTTTGTACACTTTCGTCCGTTTTCGGTACACTATTGTCGGTATTCGGTACGCTTTGGGCTGTTTTCTTAACACAATCCTTTGCCCAGCCTTCGAGCATTACGAGCATCTGGTTGAGCGACACCATTGCCTCACGCTTATAGCCCTGCACTCCCTTGTCGAGGAGGTCTTTGGATGCCGTGCCGTAGTCGTCGCTTGAAGCCACGTTGATGCCGGTGCCGTTGATAGAGAGAGCCTGTGTGTAGGCGAAGCGCGACATGGCATCGTATGTCACCATGCGCTGTGCTATAAGCAGGAGTTGCATCCAGGGCTGCTGTGTGTGGTTACCGTTGCTGACTGCCATATAGAAGTTGTCGGGCGAAATGGTCTGATAATACTCGCACAATCGGTTGTAGAGCGAGTCGCCCAACTTGTCGCGCAAAAAATCTTTCTCGCTGTTGTCGAGTATGCCTTGAAGAGAACTTATCTCGTCGATGGCGTTGCTGGGGATGTGAAGCCGAAGCTCATTTTTGGTTGATAGTATCATGCGAATTTTGAGTTTTGAATTTTTAATTTTGAATTATCGGCAAGCCGATTAGAAATTATCCATTTTTGAGTTGTCAGAACAGCGTGAGCTGCGCTTGCTCCAACTTGATGCGCTTGCAAGCCTTGTCGTAATACTCCTTGTTGAGCTCAAAGCCGATGAAGTTGCGCTTCTCGCGGATGGCTGCAATGGCGGTGGTGCCGCTACCCATGCAGTTGTCCAAGATGATGTCACCCTCGTTGGAGTAGGTACGGATGAGGTACTGAATAAGAGCTACGGGCTTTTGAGTGGGGTGCATATCAAGATTCTTTTCTTTGTCGAAGAACAATACAGATATAGGATATTTCTCTGTTGTTACTTCTTTGGAGAAGGCCTCAATATTATAGTTTCCATAACAGACATTACCCTTTGCTTTTCCGCATTTATGCCCTCGTGAGTGAGAGGGGATGCCTTGTCTCATCTGCGGATTGTATGTAGGTTGCGCACGGTAGAACACAGCAATATCCTCATGGCTCCGCATAGGCATTCGCTTCGCATTGAGAAAGCCTGTAGGTCTATCCTTCTGCCAAATCAGATTGTACCGTCAAGTCTTAGGCTCTGCCATCATCAACTGTGCCGTAAACATCCCTTGACCAAAGAGAATAATAGGAGCTTTAGTTTTTGCTATTCGCCAGTATTCCTTGAATAGAGGCTCCATCGGGATAATACTATCCCATCCTCCTCCCTCGCTCTGCTTGTTGAGGACACCATACGGCAAATCGCACACGATGCAATCCACGCTTTCGTCTGGAATCCGTTTCATTCCTTCGAGGCAGTCTTCATTATATATCTTATTCAGTGCTATCATTCTCTATATCATTTATTCGTTACTATTCCTGCTTCGTCACCCCCGTTTTCGAGTTATCCAGCGTGGTGAGCACTTCACGGTCTATCTGCCACACCAGGTGCGGGTCCCACTTATTGAACTTGCTTATCACCTCCAAAGGTCGAAGCATGAGCTGCTGCAATGGGGCAAACTGGATTTGCTTTACGAGGAAACGCTCGCGGAGGTCGGTGCCGCCCGATGATGTAGCGTCGCCTGGGGTGTTGCCTATGAGCTTTGAGTCCAAGCCCATGGCGAAGAAGATAATGGAAGATATTTCTTGAAGCTCTGTCTTCTCGGCTTGTGCTTGCGAGTTCGCCTTGCTCTCAATCTCCACAATCTCCCACGCCTTGTGCTCCTTGCCGTCCAATCCGGTGAACACGGCAGAGATAAGAGCCTGACCTGCGTTGTCGGGGTTGGAGAGCCAGCGGTTGATGTCGGTGAACACCTCCTGCTGTATCTGTGCCATCGTCTTGCTCTTGTTTTCGCCCTGCTGGGTGTAGAGCTGCTTGAGATATTCCTGATGGATGTAGATCACGCGACCGATGATGTTGCTGTTGCGCTTGCGAGTGAGTCGGTCGTCAACGATGGTGAAGGCATACTCAAAGATGCTTCCGGCAAAGATGCTGTGCCAAAGGGCATCGGCATAGTAAGGCCCACCGAAGTCGCGTGGCGACATGATGAAGCGTGTGGGGCGGTTCTTGCGGCTCACTCGCTGCTGACGTGCCTCACGCACATGGCGGTTGAGATCAGCTACGGCTGTGTCGGCTGCAAGATAAGGCACGGCGGCAATGCGACGGTCGGATTCGGTGAGCGTCTGGGTGGAGTCGAGCCACTGATTTGAAAGGTAGGCATAGTTGATGCGATACTGACTATCCATGCGCTCCAGTCGGGTGGTGAACACCGAGCGTGGCTTTATGCCGACAATCTTCGGGTTCCATTGCGACGTAGGCACGGGTCGGCCATTCTCGTCCAACTGGCGTTGGTTAAGCTGCAACTCGCAGAAGCATTGCGACATGAGCGACATATCGCCTGCCATCTCAAGGTAGGTCTTGTGGAGGTCGTTGTTATCGACAAACGCCTGCATCTCCTCATTGGTGCGTTTCCATTCTTTCAGTGCCGCCTTGAGCGACTTCATCTCCTCGCTGTCTTCACTCTCAGAATTGTTCGCCAATTGTGAGAGTTGATTATTCGACTCTGACGATTGATTCACCGAACGTGACGTTTGGTTTTCCGATTCTGACATTTGCTTTTCCTTAGCCTTTAGGTCAGCTATCTGTCCGCGGAGCAGAGTGCCAGCCGAGGCATAGGAGATAGACTTCTCGGTGATATTGCCACCGACATACTGCGTATAGTGATACTTGGACGAAGGACCACGACCAACGAGAATTTTCTTCACGAAATCCACTCCCGCTGCCGGAAATGGCGACATCTTGGAGAGTAGATACACGAGGTTAGGCAGTCGGTTGCCCAATCCCCATTCCATGAATCCCAGTCCAGGCGTGCCTACACCTTCGGGTTTGGCTTTGTTCTCGCCGCCCGACGACCCGAACACGGCGGAAACCTCCCGTCTTGCCGCATTACCTTCTGCTCCGGTCATGGTAGCCGAAGCCGTGAGTTTCTGGTGAACGTACTCGCCCCACGAAAACACGCTGCTACCTCCCTGCTTGGGCGTACAGAACGCGCCAGGCAGAACGGCCTCGTAGCCTTGCGACTGGAGCTCCTCACTACGCTGTTGGAGCTCGCTGATGTTGCTAACTGTTGTCATTGTGTTGAATATGTGTTTTGTTGAATGTTTTATAATGCAAATATAGGGAAAGACGGGGAGAAGGGGCGGACATGGTTAGGGGAGGGGATAAACAAAAAGCCCTGCTATCCTCACAGACAACAGGGCCATGCCTAATTTAAATTTGCGAATGAAAACATCCAGTCAAAGTATATTGTTAGTTGCGTCCGCCTACATGTCGAAGTCATACATTTAGTCGGCAGGCTGGGCGCAGCTCGTAGTTCTTTACGTTCTCAATCACCATATCCTCGCCATTGAACTGCTTGATAATGATTTTGCAGTTCTTAGGGTCAGGGTGCACGCTGCGGATATTGTTATTAGAGATCCATATAGAGTGGTTGGTTTCCTTGGTGTAAACCACAAGATACCACGGACCAGCCTTGTACAGAAGACCCATTACAACATCAAAACGATCCGTAAAGATGCCCGAAACCTTGTCGATAGTCTTCTCTATAAACTCCTCCTTGTGCTTCCGTCCGAACTTGTCGAGCCAAGCGGCGAAGATGGTGAACAGCAGGATGATGAGAATCACGATGAGTGATGAAAAAATGAAATTCATAATTATTGTTGTTTAATTGTTATTGTTTATACTAATTTTTATAATTGTTTCTCACTACCCATACGCTCAATCCGATGTTGAGCAAGAGCATGATGATAATGATAGCCCAATACTCCTTGTTGCTCAATTCTACCGAAAGATACTTGAAGTCGGAAAACTCCTTTCGTTTCCACTCTTTCTGCACAATCGGTTCGATGTACGAGGCGAAAGCGCAGAGGTCAAGTCGGTGCGACGTAAACCAGTCGCGGCTCTTCACTGCAAGCACGGGCGAGTCACACCAAGAGAAGGCATCGCTCCACATTACGCGGTTACGGCTGTCAAGGCCTACGCACACCACAAGTTCGTTCTTGTTGCCTCCCTGCCAATAGGAGCGTTGTCGGTCGGCAATGGATAGCGGCTTGTTGCGATAGAAGAGCAGATAGATGCGAAACTCCTTCTTCGGTCCGTAGTGGGCATTGAGCACACGGATGGCTCGTTCCTGACGGGCAGAGAATTTTACTCCGATGATAGGGCATTGGTCACGCAGACGTATGTCGGGATAGTCGTATAGCCCGATGCGGCGAGCCTCCTTCTTGCTGATGTCCTCAAACTTGAACACCGAGCGCGAAGCCTTCACCTTGTTCTCGTATTCATGTTTACGGGTAACGGAATAGAGCGTAGCGGGTTGACCGTTCCATCGGTATTCATACGCATCGCCATCACGAGTGTAATAGTGGCGGTGCATATCCACGAACACCGAAGCCACCGACAAGCGACGCTTCATAGCCGAAAAGTCTTCATTCGAACACTTTCGCTCACGTCCCGAATGGTCGTAATAGGTCCAACGTTCGGGATGATTCTCCGTGACATAGTAGGTTCGAGTGTGCCGATGCCCTTTCGAGTCGGTATAGGAGCGAGTCTTCCTCACAAGCTCATTCCACGGCTCGTAATAGCGTATCTTCGTGACGTAGCTGCCCAGGTATTCTGTGTCGCTCGACTCTACGCGCTCAAACGCCCATATCATTGCTGCGCCCACAAGGAGCGAGGGGATGATAAGTATGGCATGTTCCCACCATGTTGTTTGCTTGCGGAAGAACAGTAGCAACACAGCCGACACAAAGAAGGGGATGAGAAAAACAAGTAGTTCCATAAGCCTTTATTGTTTCTTGCCGAACAGGTCCACGTCGTTATCCTCGCCTACATTCATCACTTCCTTGGAGCGCGACGACGAAATAACCTTATACTCGATAGGCATGGTGTTTGAAACAAACCATCGGGCAGGGTAGGTGCGAGTGAGTGTCTCGTGTTCACGAATTATGTCAAGCATACGTTCCTGCGAAGTCTGAAACTCGGTGCGCTGTATCTCGATGGCCTGCATGAGATCGCGGTAGAGCGATACATCGAAGTTTGGGTTGTTCTCCTTTATCCACTTCATCATCGTGCCCTGGTCGTTCTGATAACGTCCGGCAATAAGCTGTGGATAAATCTTTTCGAAGGTCTGCTTGTACTCGTCGGTGACCTGCGCCTTCTGCTGAATGATTTTCCACATCTTGTCGTGAACACCCTCAATCTTGCCTCGTTGCGCTTCGGCCTGTTGGCGAAGGGCAATCTCGCGGTTGTTGTAACTGAAGTAGGTGGCTACCAGTGAGCCTACCATAATGGCTACCACAAGCAGTATGGATGCCATGATAATGTTCTTTGTTTTCATAAATTACGTTGTTTATTTGTCTATAAATTCTCAAAAAAAATATGCAGTGGTTATAGTGTTTTCCTTCTTCTCGCTCGTCTGCATCAGAGCCCGTTAATTACGTTTTACGGAGTGGCGACATGCAACACACTGAGTACGGTCCCTTGTACTTCGGGATAAGTTTCTTTTGTTGAAACACCTTTCTGCGGTTGCGTACCTTACAGCCGTTTGAGAAGCGTGCCGCATTGATTGCCTAACGCCTTTTCTTCGTAGCCCAACCTTTTATACCATTGCAACACCCACGGAGGAGTATCGCGTCCGTCCCACGATATTGCAACGGTCTCTATGCCGTAATACTTCAGTTCTTTTTCTACTGCCTCCATCAGGTGCTTTGCTACCTCACGGCTGCGGTGCGCTTCGTCCACCCACAGCGAGTAGATGAGAGCATCCGCTTCGCCATCCAAAGGTTTGTCTTCGGTGCGGTGAGGAATAAACACCTGTATGCTGCCATGATGCTGCTCGTCGGTGACGAGTATGCGAATGGAGTCTTCCCAATGCTGATGTTGTATCATAGTTGTCGTGAGCCGATCTTCAAACCCAAAAGAACCTGTCGGCAGATTACGCCGCAGCCTTTAATGACATCCAAGCACGAGTCACATTCCAGACAGGACGTAGAGCCCACAGCGGGGTGTTCTGGTCTATAGACGCAGGATGTTCCTCTGTCCATGTAGATTTTCTTGTCCTTCACAAAGGAATGGATTGCTTTTATAAACCTGTTCTTTTGCACGTTCTCATGTGCCAACTTGTCGCAACATTCGCACATCTGCAGCATCTCGCCCAGCGTCTGCCCTGACGGGGCTTCGTCCTTGCACTTCTCCATTCCACGCAACTGGCGTGCCACGTCGTAGTAGTCGTCCATGAGCTGATGCACACGCTGCTCCAGCTTCATGTTCTCTGTCTTCAGGTCGGCAATGATGTAGGCGAGTACCTCTATGCGGTTGTCTTTAGGCAGGTTTACATACTCGCATACTGCCAGTTGTCTTTCCATATACTTGCGCTGCTCGTCGGTGGCAGGAATGTAGACATCGGCTGTGCGTGTGCCTACGCGATAGGGTGGAGGTGGGGTCTGGAATATCCTTTGCATGTCGGTATATGCCGAATACTTTACTACTCCGTCTTCATCTACTCGTGCCACTTTTACCAACATCTTTCGCTCTACGTCGTAAAGAATGTCGCCAGGTTTGATTTCTTCTGTTTTCATTGACTTTATGTCTTATGTTTGTTTTTAACTATTAAATAGTGACTTTTATAGTCAGTTATATTCAATCATTATACAGTGTGGGTCATTGAATCGTTGTGGTGGACTGTGATCTTTCTCGCTCCAACTTCTCCCTTTCCTGCTTGAAGCGTAGAAGCGACTTGTACAACTTTATGTTGACGATAAGAAGGAATACGAGAACGTTTAACACTACAACAAAGAGAATGGGCAGCATTACTAACCACCATGACCAACTGATTGCTCCGCAGAGCTTCATCACAATGAAGGCTACCTGAAGCGAGGCCATCATTAAATCAATAATTCCAAATTTCATATTTCGTTTATAATTTTAGTTTTGCATCCAAGCCCAGCACCCCCCAAAGGGTATTTTGGAGCTCGTGGACGTATAGAATGCGACGTATCAGAACCTGGTCGGGCAATCTACAATACCTTATGAAAACGGCCCAATTGCCAATGCCAATTTGTAGCTTTACTGCCAAATATCTTGCAAAAAAATCTTCCTCATTATCAAGAGGCTTTGTATAGTATTCGCCAACGATTTTTTCTTTGAAACCGTTCTTGTTAAGTATTTCAGGCGTGACGGGTATGCCTTCAATATTTGCGCACCAAGCTCCCCAAGGACCATCATCATTATCATTGACATCACTTAGAGTGACGACTCCTTTTTTTTCATTAAAGACTTTTAGGGGATTTATATCGGTAACAACGCACATTGTGCCTCTTGAAAACATACAATCGTGGCTCACCTTTACAAGGTTGCCTATTCTTAGGTCTTCGGGTTTAATCATTGCTTGCCTCCTTTTCTTCTTACAAATACTCGCCGTATAGCTTCCATTCGGAGTTATAGATATTGCCGACAACCTCGAAGTCCTTTAGCTCGTTTTGCGTGATAAAATCGGAAATACCGTCCGAAATACCTTTTACACTCGCTTCGGGATTTTTTACCGTCAGAAGACAAAATGCCGATACTTGCTCGTCATAGAACACTACACCGAAGTAGTTGTCGCGCTTTCCGTCTTCGAGACAACTGTACGGATATTCATCAGAGCGCAATACGTCACCCTCATAAATCTCCTTGCCGTTCTTGTCAAGGGAACCGGTGAACTGGCAGACGGTAGCAGGGTCAACCTTGTAGGGGATGTTTCTATTCAACATACTTTCCTTTTGTCTATCCTCGATAATGTATGTGTTACCATTCTCCTTATAGAAGAATCCACAAGTCCATTTTCTATTATCAAGGCGTTGAGCCTTGAACTTGATGTTTTCTATTTTCATAAGATATAATTATTTAAGTTCTACTGGGTCATCGTCCCAAGACAATTCCCTTCCAATGAGCTTCTTAATGCTTCCATGCGGAAGAACCATTTTATCACCCCACCATTCTCTATGTTTCTCACATCTTTTCGGTTTAAGCCAAAAAGCTTTTTCTATACCATTATAATCAACGGCAAGCCATATACTATAATTTTTAGGTAGTGCCATAACTATTCCTCTTTAAGTTCTACTGGCTCATCCTCCCAAGACAACTCTCTTCCGATGAGCTTGTTAATAGTACCTTTAGGCAATTCTATTGAATATCCCAGATAATAGGCATTACCTGTATCTTCATCACGTCCATCGTGTTCAGGATACCACTTTTTGTAATTTTCGCAAACGTATGTACCACCCCATACATGGTCTCTATCTTCCTGTGTATTACCTCTGAACGGCTTTACATTAAAAATCTTTTCTGCACCGTCTTTATCTACGGCTAACCAAATTCTTGCCATAACTATTCCTCCTTAGTTTTACAATGCTCCTTGATGAACTTAGAGCATCTTATAGCCTTATTTCTAATAGTTGCACCTTGATGAGAAACATTGCCACTTGTTAGCTTGCTGCTAATCTCTTCAATATTCTCAAACCAAGATACGAACATATCTTTCAGCTCTTTGTCTATTATATATTCTTGTTGCATAATTATTCCTCCACTTTTACACCGAAAGGAGTGTCATCGACAAAGGTAAACTTCTCTAAACTGTCAGCATAACTACGTATACTCTGTTTTGCACCTATATAAATGTTCTTTATATCAAAACTTCCAATACAATAAAAAGTCCCGTTAACATTCTTTTTTATCAACCCAAATGGTGTGTGTTTTTGCATTTCTTTTAAGCACTCTTCTGCGTTTGCAAAAGGGCGGTACTTGGGGGCGGGTTTGACACGGTAATCACATTCCCAAATATTAAATGCAGGTTGGTTTGTTTCTTGCCACTCTGCATCGTACTTACCTTTTGGTCGCGTCTCTATCTTTTTACCGTCAACATATCCCTGTATGATAGGTAAAAGGGCTTTTGCTTCTTCTCTTGTCATTGTTATTCTATATTTTCGTTGCGCTTTACTTTGTTCCGCTTAAATTCTATAGTTTCAACCTTACGGCATTACAATCAAGTTTCTTCCATTTCTTCAACGCATCTTTTATAGGCGAAAAAATGGTGGAAAAGTCGATTCTTATGACGTTATTGTTTGTTACTTTTACGCAGTCGGGGCGGTTGCGACGGTTTACTTTTATGTACATAAGCTAATCTATTAGTTCAAAATCATAAACAAATACATAAGGATTGCTCTCAAAAGTGCCTTTACCGGAGATGCGGTCGATAAGGGAGGCGTAGGCTCTTTTTACAGAAGGAAACAAATGCCAGGGTCCGTAGCCTAAGACGGAATGTTCATAGGTTGTTCCCGACTCGCCTTCTCCACGAATAGGAGCTACACCCCAAAGCGTGTTTTTAATGTCTGAACGACATATACCCTCCTTCAAACAGTCCTCGTCGCTTATATCCTGCAAACGCTCCATGCGGATCTTAGTTATGCGGATGTGGTGGGGCATAAGGTCTGCACGGACAAACATCTTGTTGTTGCACCCTCTCTCGTATTTGATACACTCCAAAGGCATTCCGTTTTTACCACAAAGACGGTAAAATTCATCATTCTTTATCAAATCTTCGTATTTCTGAGCAATGGCTATGGTTTCGCCGAGTAAGTACCGAGACCTGACTGAGATTAAATATTCCGGTGTTATACCGTGTAAAAGAGACTCTTCGCCGCGTTTAAGAAACATTCTTCTTGTCTGGGTCTTTCTACCTTCGAGTACGGCCTGTGTGAGACCGTACTTGTCGTTGAACATAATCTTCTTCATACTCTATATTTCCTTGAATATATTATTACTGACTATTCCTTATCCTCTCCATTTCCTCGTTCTCCTTGCTCAGCCGCTCCAAGTGCTCCAATACGATCGAATACGACTGATTGTTCACCTGGTCTTCGGTCAGTCCGGCGTATTTCTGCATGGTGGCGATGGTGGCGGTGTATATTTCAAGTGGGGTTGAGGGTCGCTGTGTGCGGTCGATCTTCTGCAACTTGAATACATGAGGATAAAGCCGTGAAAGGGTGTGCATCATGCCGGTCCACCAGAAGAGGATGGGTTGCCATTGGTGTTCGGGGAAGTGGCGGAAGAGTGGGGCTTGGGTGTCAAACTGGCGGGGATCGTAATGGAAATCGTGCACCTTCAGGGTGGTGTTGGTGTCGATGAAGTCGATGCGACGATTGAAGATGGTGGCAAGGAACATAGAACGTGCCTGGTCTACGCTGTCGGCTTGCTGCGCTATCTGCTCGGCTGTGAACTTGCCCATCTTCTTCATCTTGATAAGATTGTTGTCGAGCGAGGTGTTTTGTCCCATGAGATCAGAGGCAAAGCGAAACTGCTGCCATGAAAAGCCGTCCATATCCTGCGCAGGACCCTCAAACTCGATCTTGCGACGTAGCAGACCACGCTTGTTGCGTAGGCGAAGAATGGGATAGGGAAAGCGAGTGAGGTGAGCACCACGCTCGTTGTTGAGCCAGTCGAGCAGTCCGGCACCGGAGGCAAGATACTCAGCCGAGGTGCGGTCGTCGGTCTTCGGCTTGGGTGTAAGCCAGTAGTTGAGCTGCCATAGGTAGATGGGGAAAGTTTCTCCCTTCTGCTGTTTGCGACGGAAGAAACGATTGCGACGGCTCTGGGTGAAGAGTCGGCAAGTGTAGTGTTGCTCTTCGAGAGGCTTCGACTCGTCTATACCTTCCACTATCTCTATGCCCGACAGGACAAAGAAGCACGCTATCTTGACATTGCGCATGTCGAAGGGATGATAACGGTCGGCTCGCTGTATCTGCTCAAGCATGATGCGAGAGACGAGCTCCAACTGCTCGGTGCTACACTCGTTCCATGAGCGAGGCAGCGTAAGGTTGATGTTTCGTTGTATCATAATTTTCGGGTTTCTTTCATGAGCAAAGGTAGGAATTTTTAATTTGGTGGCCCGGACATGATGGAGAAGGTATAAGGCGAAGATACAAATGAAGCCACTCTGCGATTTGTGTAATTGACGCAAAGTGGCTTGAAGAAAACAAATGTAAAATTCAAAAATTAGAGGGTGGCGTGTAGGGCGTTATAGTCCCATACCTTAGTGCAGTCGTCTTCACACGGCTGCCAGTCTTCATCACAAAAGTAGAAGGCGTAGGCGGCTTTTATTATCTCCTCTTCGTCCATGCAAGCGCAAAGGTCGGCATACATAGAGTTGAAGGCGACATATTTGTCCCACGAGTTGACGTTGGCGTGAAACTTCATGCCTTTAGTCAGCTCGTCTACCTTGATACGAGTCCAATGTGCGCCTCCGCCGGTTGGCGTACCCTCCTCGTCGTACATGCCGCTATAGACAAGAGCATTTACATCGTGATTGGCCATTTTCTCAGAATAGTGCCGGCAATAGAGTACAGCGTGCTGACGGCGCAATATGTGCCAGTAGAGCTTAGGATCGGTCTGCTCAAGCGCAAGGAGGTCGGAAGAAAGTGTTTCTACTGCTGCCCACATCTTCTTCTCGGTAGCCATGCCATTGGCACGAGCCTGTTCAATCATCTGTTTGTAATTCATTGTGTTTGTACTTTATATGTTTAACATGTAGGGCAAATACCCCGAAAATGTGGGACAATCAGGCTTTTTTGCACAGAGACATGCAATATAGGAAAGAATGTCTGCGCCTCGGGCTTGCTTTCTGCCTTTGCCTCAGTGTTCGAGGCGGTCGGTGGTATGTCTTTCTTTTTCATATAGCTTCGTGAATTTTCGTTGAAGGATAAGCAGCAACAACACAAACCAGTTTGACAGATATGCCACCACAATAGCCGCCAGCGTCGATGTGTAGACATCGTAGCCGAGGTAGAGCAATGCCGACATAGTAACCCAAAAAGTGAAACATTGAGGGCATGATGCCACCTTGTCGACAACACGGGCAATGGCTTCGGCCAGTCCGAGGTGTTGGGCGAGCGTGGCGGCTATCATGGTGGCTATAGCTATCAGAACTATCATGGCTTTATGTAGTTGCAAGGGTGAGCGTTACTGGGCAGTCGGACACAAAAGTCTTGGAGCAGTTGCAGCACGATATGCGCGCAATGCCGTTCTGTACGGTTCCCACTGCTATGTTTGCCGAATTGATGGCTGTGGCGCTGAACACAGGAATGGTGAAGTCTTGCGACACCACTTGTGAGCGTGTGCAGCACGAGCCGCAGTTGCAAGGGATGTAGCTTATTACGCCTTCAACGTGAATGACGATGATATACTGTGATGTGCCTACGTTGGCAATGCTCTTGACGGAGAACTTCGGAGCGAACACGGGAGTCTCGTCTACACAAGCCGGTGTGCAGAGCTGCTGTGTGATGTTGACATCATAATATGGTGCGGTGGCGGTTGCACCTGCCGCAAGTGTGGCTATGATGATAGCCGGAATGGTACGTTTGTTCATAATCGTTTATGTTTTATTATAGCGACGATGCTTGCCGCCGCTTGGTTTGTTACTCTGTTTAATGTTTTACCTGATAGCCTTGCGTCTGCTCTACGGGTAGGTTCTTGTCAAGAAGATCGGCAAGTTCGTTGAGGTCTTCTTCCTCAAACGTCACCATGCCTTCGAGCACAGACAGCGGTCCGTTAGCGCGCATCTTCTCCACGATGTCGTGTGCCATCTGCGGTATACTCTCTTCGGGTATCTGACCGAAATATCGGGCAAGCATAGGTGCGACGAGCGAGTTGATGATTGGCTGGATGAGTGGTTCGATGTCCTTCTGTAGGGCATAGCTACCACTGACAATGCCTAACGAGCTGATGGTGGCTTGTAGAGACTGAAGCATAGGGAGGCGCATGAGGTTGCCTGCGGCTATCTGCGAAATGGCGGGTCGTGCCCATTCGGACACGACCGCCGCCAAGATTTGTGAGTTTTTGTATTCCATATATAACAGGATTACGTCATTCTCTTACTGATTGCATCCGCAACCGCAACCGGTCTGGCATACGTTGGTTGAAGGGATGAACAACTTGGTTACGCTTGACAACGACGCTACCTGCGACTTGAGCACGTCGATGCTGGCGTTAGCTGCCGCATTGTAAGCCATCTGCTGTGCGTTGACGGCTTGCTGCGCATCCTTGTTTGCATCCACTTTGTCTTCTACACGGCGCAACTTCGTGTCGAGATACTGTGTCACTTCAACGAGTTTCTTGTCGGTGTAGTTCTCGCTCTTCTGAATGGCAAGTTCGGTCTTCAGAGTGCTGTTCTCCTGGATGAGGTTAGTCTCACTCTTAGTTACGAAACGCGCGTCAGGGTCGGTAGGATTGGCTGTCATGCCGTTGTTTCTTCCCATGCCCAGAAGCGAGGCGCTGCCTCCCAATAGACTCGTTGCCAAGCCTGCGATGCCGAGACCCAAGGCTGTGTTGCCAAGTCCCTTGCTGGCAACATCATAGTTGCCGTCATTAGTTTTAATCTGCATAGTGTTTTGTGTTTGGTTGATTTCGTCCATTATTGGACTTGTTGCAAAGGTAAGGGAGAAAGTGGTAGGGACGAAGTGTTTCTTATTAAGTGTTCTTGCCATGGAATAACGTATAATTTCGGCTAATACTAAAATAAAAAAGCCTCACGCTGCTAACGTGAGACTCGGGTCGATATAAGAAAATCTAATGACTATCAAGGTGGCAGTGTGAACTTCCCTTGCGACTCTTCTGCTACGGAAATGTATGGCACCACTTCCTCGTGAATGATGTCGAGAAATAGTTGTGCGGCTCGCTTCTTTGGTACGTCCTGCATCCAGTGGGCGTTGCTCATCAACTGCTGTTCGAGTCCGACGATGGGACGAGCTACAAGAGTAGGGTGGTTGCGCAGGTAAAGCTTAGTCATGAACGTTATATACCTGGTTTGTTCCACCGAGGCAAGAGCTTCGTCAGGGTCGCTGATGATGCACTTGATGTTGAGCTTATATAGGTCACGCTGTATGTATTGATGAAAGGTTTCAATGGCACGTTCGCCTATGTCGGGCATGATGATGGGGTGCTTCAGAATGTCCTCATACGACACCTTTGAGAGCGAGGCAAGCGGATGGGTGTCGCGCATGATGGCATATACATTAAAGGGAATGCAGGGACTCGACTCTATTCCTTCGTGACGGTATGCCATATTCATTGTGAAAGCAAGATCTAACATGTGCGCCCTTAGCGATTGATTAAGAAGGTAGGCTTTGGTAAAATCGGCATTGATACGCACGTTGGGGTATCTCTCCATGAATATCAATGCTGCCATGCGGACATACGGAGAAATAAACGAGCCTACGCCTATGCGCAATTCGCCGGTCATGCAGTTGTTGAGGGCGTTAATTTGCTCTTTGCAGTCCTCGGTCTGCTTCAGAATTTCTTTAGCACGAGGCAACAAGGCTTCACCGCTTTCGGTGAGCATAATGCCGTGCGATGTGCGAATGAGCAACTTACATCTTAACTCGTCCTCCAGGGCGCGAATGTGCTGGCTTACCGCCGACTGGGTGACGCAACAACGTGTAGCAGCCGTACTAAACGACTTTGTTTCGGCGACATAAACAAAGGAGCGTAAATGTCTTAGTTCCATAAACTCTATATTTTTAGTTATTCTACGTTTACAACAATGTAATTAAAAAAGCTTTTCTAATTGCAAAATTAACGATAATTATCTTATTTGATTTACATTTGATATTAAAAATACTAATTTTAGTATAAGTTTGTCAGAATACTAATATGTATATAATAAAAAATTCCTGCATCAATACCTTTTATATAAAGGATTGATGCAGGAATTTGTCGTATGATGAAAACCTCCTCGTATGAGCGATTATTTCTTGCTCTTCTTTGCCGTTATTCCTTCCTCTTCGTCACTTGTGCTGAAGAAAGAAGAATCGGTATCGTCGAGCACTTCTTTTGCGATATTGCTTTCGCTCTGTGCGTCAATATCGCTTACGCGTTTTTTGATGCGAGGAGCGAATCCCAACCGCCTTCGGGCTCTGGAATCTCGTAGCGGCCATAGATTGTGGGCTGGAGGGTTCCGCTGCAAGTCACGCTGCGCTCGTCATCAACCTTCTTGCCCGTGTCGCCCTTGATGCCACCTGAGGCATATTCCACCTTGTGCTGAGAATCATACACGATGATGCTCTTGTCTCCATCCTGAAAGATGTAGCCAAGATCAAGGTTGTTCAGACCGCGGGCCACTTCAGCAGACGCTGCGTTTACGCTCTCAAGTACATAGTCAATCGTCTGCTTGTAGCCGCCTCTTCGGCCAAGGGACTCGAAAGAATGTCCCTGGCTACTCTCCTTACACTCGAATTTGAAAAGACCCTTACCCGTGTTGAATGACTCGGTGGTCAGCGCAGGATAAATGTTTTTTTCTGCTTTCAAAGGAGCCTTGAGATCGCTCTTGATGAAAATATATACATTGACACCAAGACCGCCAAAGTTCTCTAAGCATTCGTTAGCTGCGAGAATATCCTTAATCTCGGGACATGTTGCTGTTACTGCCATATTCTATGAATTTAGGTATTGTTGTGTTGTATTGATTAAAAAAAGGGGCGACGGGTAGCATATTCCGTCGGGTCAGCCGCGACCGTCGCCCTGAAAATATAGAGTGAAAGAAACTCCGTTAGGGGTTAACCGTTCTTCTTGAAGAAGGCTGTCAGACCCATGTTCATGCCGGTGGCGGTGAGCTGAATCTTCTTCTCGGTCTTACCGTTGCTCCAACCTGCAAACTTGTAGGTAGTGCCGTCGGCTGCCTCAAGAGAGAGAATCTGATTAGGCGCAGTTTCAAGCGGCTTGGTGTAAGCAGTGCCGTTCACCTTCACTGTACCATCCGGCTTCTGACCATCAGTACCAGCAAGAGTAATCACGAGCATAGTATTGTCATAGTCACCAGCTACATACTCAGGAGCAACGAGATTACCGTCGCTGACGCAAAGAGCAGATTTCAGGAAGTTGCGTATACCTGATCCCTGTATTGACTGAATTTGGAAAGACAGATCTCTGTGATCTCGGTCGGAGCCAAGGCGAACACTTACATACTGCTGATTGCTGAGTGTGTCAACACCGTAAACAAAGTTCTTGTCGATGGTAGCGTACATACGATCACCTTCGCCGAAGTTGGCAATAGGACAGATAGTGACCTTAGAGAGACCTGGTAGCTTGAAGTTGTCGCCATGGTTGTACTCTACACGGAAGTTGCCGTGGAACTTGTTAGAATAACCTGCTGCAATGTTCATGGCAGTTGCCTCGTTCATATAAACACGTGATGGAACCTTGCGAAGACGCTCGTCCCACTTGGCGTGCCAATCAATGAAGTTGTCGTAAGGTTCTGAGTCGTTGTTGTTAGCAGGAGCAGAGATAGCCTTGCAAGGAACGAGGTTGCCGTTAGCCTCTGAGATAAGACCGTCCTCGATGTCGTGCTTGATGCAAGTGTGAAAACCGTCGTAGAGAGCCATTGCCTGGTCGCGAGCAGGAACTGAGTCGTCGCCATTGTCAAGAGTGATGTCGCCGAACCACAAGTTAGCAGCAAGGTTATCGGCATAGTCCTTGAGGATTGCCTCTACCGCCTGTGAAGAGAGAGGGAACTGACCCTGAGCATCGGTACCGAATACTGTCTCACAGAAGTCGTCTATATTGCCAGGAAACTTATCCCAGGAGAGTTTCGAGACAAGAGTACGCTCTTTCAAGAATCCAGCTTCGCTGTTGATTTCGCGATGAACGTCCTTACGACGTGTAGTGCCACCTTTGCGGATGAACAAGTGGAAAGTGCGCTTGAACTGAACACCAGTGATGATGTCAATGCCAAGACGGTCCATCTCTTCGGCATCCGAATAGCCAGGGCCCATCACAATCTCCTTTGACACCTCATCGGCTACATGCTGAAGATTGTCAAGACCGATAAAATCTTTAGGTAAATTTGCCATAATCGTTTGTGTTTTGTGTTGTTGTTAAATCTTTGTGTTGTTTGTGTTGGTTGGAGGTAGCGAGGGTTTTCTATTCCTCACCTTGCAAGAAACGCTTGAAAGCAGCCTTGCGTTCAACATTGGTCTTGTACTTGCTACCATCGAACGAGCGCAGCTGCCGCGTTTTTACACCTTCGCCATTATTCCCAGGAGCATCGCCGCTGTTCAGCTCTTCGCCAGCCTCATTGGTGAGGGCGGCAATCTGAGCCTGCTTGTCGGCAATGGTCTGCTCGGCTGTAGCAAGCGCGTCCTTAGTGGTCTGCAGGTTTGCCTCGGCATCAGTTTTGTCGGCTGTGAGCTTTTCAATCTCTTTATCCTTTGCCTCGGTGAGAGCATTCAGCTCATCAGCCTTCTTGGCAAGAGCCTCGGAGTGCTGTGCATTAAGGTCGCTTATTTCTGTACTGTGAGCCTCGTTAGCCTGAGCAAGTGCGGTCTCCGCGACTTCCTTTGCTTCGTTGGCTGCGTTTACTTGAGCGGAGAGTTCATCAAACTTGCCCTGCAATTCTGCGAGTGCGGTCTCCGCTGCGGTGGCTTTCTGCTCAGCATCAGTCACCTTCTGCTCGGCTTTCTTCATGTGGGCTTCAAGAGATTCAAGAAGCGAGGCGTTCATATACGCGCCCTCTTCTGTAACAGCAATCTCGCCAGCCTGCAATCCGCAAGCGTTGCAAATAAGAGGATATTTTTCCATATTGATATTAGTGTTTGTATTAGTTGCTTCCGGTTTCTCTGGCTCCGGCTCATTCTCCGGCTCGTTCTGTGGCTCAACCGTCTGCTCACGGTTGATAAGCTCGGCTCTGCCATCGTAAAGCTCAAAGGCGTGCTGAACCACTTCCATAAATGACGACTGACCGTCCATCAGAACGCCCTTCACGTCCTCTGCATTGAACACCTTGCCATGCAAATGCTCGTCAGTAGCATTAGGGCAAGCCTTCTTCACGTCGGCACGGAACTCAACGCCAAGATCGGCAAGTTCCTTTACAAGCTCCTCGTCCTTACCATCATTGGCAATATCACGGAAGGCACGGTTCTTGTCGAACGACTCGGGGTCGTAAAGCTCGTGATAAGTCTCGTTAGTGAATTGGTTGGTGCTTCCGTCTGCCTCAGTATAAAATGCCGCCATGACACCTATACAACCGATTTCGTCCTTTGGGTGCATGTAGTAGCGTTCATCACAGAGCGAAGCAAGGTACATTCCGGCAGAAGCGCACATGCCATCGACAAAAGCGATGACAGGCTGACCCAAAGAACGTGCATACTGAATAGCCTGTTCATAATCGTTCTTGGCCCATGCCGAACCGCCAGGAGTGTTAATGACGAAAACGTGTCCACGGCAAAGCGGATGGTTCGCTGCTCGCATCATCATGTCGCGATGGTCGATAGATCCGTAAGAGCAACCGCCACCGTTGCGTGTGATGGGGCCGTCAATAGTGAGAACCGAAACAAACGGAAAGGTCTGCTCCTTCTCGAAGTCCAAAGCCCAATTAGGCTTAACCTGCTTGCCATCCTCAGAAATCTGATATTCCTCCGGGTAATAGATTGAGCCGTCGGCAGACACGGCTGTGACATATCCACAGTTCTTCTCCGGCTTGCTGAAAGCCGCATGAGTGTTTAGGTTATGCTCAAGCGACTTGCGAATACCATGCACGAAGTCAGGACTGACCATCCACTTCTTCTCGGTTAGTATTTCAAATAAGCCTTTCATAAAATTCTGTTTGTGTTGTGTTATCCTGAATACAACCTTTTTACCTGGTTGCTAAAAGTTGCGGAGAAGGGACTCGAACCCTCGACCTCTTGGTTATGAGCCAAGTGAGCTGCCAGCTGCTCCACCCCGCTGTGTTATCCGTATGCAAAATTAAAGACCATGGTTTTTAACATTAGGACAAAAAAAAGCCGCCATTCTCACGAATAGCGGCTCTAAACAGTATAATATAATGTATCAGAAAAATGGTTGAATAGCTTTATTCTCGGAGCGTGATAGGTATCGGCTCAGACATGGCTTGCGTGGTGGCTGTGAAGGTTCGTGCCAACACGGTCTGGCTGTTGTTTGTGGTGTTACCTATGCCGAATGTATGGGGTAAAGTATAACACAAATGCAACGAGCCGTCCATCTTGCGCAATACCACGTAATAGTCCTTATCACGCATGTTTCGGTACGCTTCAGCCACATTTTCACCTCCATTTGCCACATTTGCACTAATATTATATGTATATATAGTACCATTGCCCTGTTTGACGGGCGTCACCTTTACTTCAAGATTCTCTACAATAACGTAGTTCTCGCCACTCGTAGCCAAATGCAGGGTTGGCTCAGTGGGCAAACTACAATTATTAATATATAGCACTTGTGCCATGCTGAATGGCACAGGGATAACACACTCTTCCTTCAGATAAAACATTACATCGGTAACGCCATCAAGGAACAATTCTCTACATTTATCGGGTAAATTCATAAAGGGAAAAATATTGTTTGTTATTTAACTTATTTTACAACTCACATTAACAGTTTTATACACTTATTTTTTAGGGCAACCAAGATATTTCGTCGATATGATGTTCGGATTCCGACATATCCTCATACTGCATATCAAGGCACGAATAGGCCTTAAAGAAGTTGTGTTCCGATTTGAGCCAACGCTCCACCACTCGGCGCAGATTGTCCTTCTCTTCAGTGGAGGGGTTTATACCATAACGCATAAGATAACGCTCAAGCATTGCAGCTTTACTACGAGCTATTATCTTACCGTTTGCAGTGCAGAAGTCAAAGGTAGCCAAGGCCCATTCCACCACGCTACGCTTAAAGTCATTGTTCAATAGTTCTAACAATTTATAAATACCACTACGATCAAGATTCCACGTAGGCGTGACAGCCCTGACGGTATCTATCACTTCAATCTCACTTGGCAACTTGATGCACAAATAGTCCTCATTGTCGCTCTTGGAGTATTCTTTGTTGCCGTTAAGGTGCAACACCTCGTCATACGTAAGGTATTCTGAAGTGTCGCGTGTTACCAGCATATTGCCACCAAGCGGATGTCGCCCATTCAGCATATTGCGCCACTGTTGCTGCGAAAAGCACTGAGTGTTGACCTCTTGCGATAACGCGCCTGCATTAGTCAACGAACTACGCATAACAAAATATTCAGGCGAATAGACGCTGAATACCAACGGCTCGTCCTTGGCAAGCACACGCTTCGGGTCGCGATGTCGGAAGAACTGGCAGCGACTGGTAGATAAACGAAGGTAAATATTAGGCATAACAAGTTACTTATTAATGTGGGCAAAATATTCTCTCATAATGGCATCAGTCACATCAAAACAATAACGCAACGTATCATCCGATGCTGTTTTTTTATCTGAGTTCACAACAGCCTTATCAAGTTTCTTAGTTTGCTCTTCATTTAGATTAAAAGCCAATGCTACAGCGTCAATATATTCCCCACCAGTATCGGTATGCTTGATAAACTTTTCGCCAAAATACATTTTTGTACCAAAAAACAAGTTTAGAGCTTCAAGCATTTCTTCTTCTGTGTAAACAGGCACAGCAGGATGCAACTTACGATATTTCTGAGTATAGGTTTTGATACGCTTGTCAAGATACGCATTGATAGAGTCGGAATAGTCTACGTAAAGCTTTCCTTCCTCTGAATCAAAGGTCTTGGAGCGAACAGAATTAAAGAATCCGCGAAGCTGGGTAAGCACATGGGCTACAGCGTCAAACTGTTGAAACTCAACTTTACCATTAAATATCTCACGCATATCTGCCTTTATATCTATGAGTACCGACTCAAGAAAATCAGCACAAAAAGTCATCTTATCGAGATTAGCAGATAATGCAGCTACCTTATTCTTCATGCCTTCGCGAGAATAATCAACATAATACTTCAACAGAGTGGGAAACGATAAAAAATCGTAAGACTCGTCGGCATTAAGGTTGGCTTGCATCAGTGCCGAAAACACCATATCTGCCAACTTGCGGTCGCGTTGGATGATGGCTTGAGTGATATTATGCAATTCACTTGAGCCAAGACGTAAACGTTCTGCAGACTTACCAAGGGCATTGCGTTTTTCGGCAATGGCTACGAAATTAGGATTATAGAATACCTCTTTAAGCGCCGGCATATACTTATCAACAGGAACATCCTTGAAGTTTAAACAATATATCGCAGGTTGCATAAGCGTTTTTGCTGCCTGTTGTGGAGTAATCTTTTTCTTAGACATAATTTTAATTATTTATCATAAGGCCGATTATAGAAATAAAATACTAACGCTCGTCACGCTGGGTTATAGTGATATGCAGCTTGCCCTTACGCATGTGCTTACCGGCTTTGCTTGCGAACTCACCGACCTCGCCTACGAAATTGGCAAGCATATAGAAGAGATTGTCACTCTCAGGCATACAAGTACTCATTGCCTTGTTCTGATATTCGTTTAATGTTAAATTCGCCATGATATATATGTTTATATTGATGATTAAATGTCAAACTCCTCACAATATTGGCGCATACGCTCGATGATGATATTGCGTATTTTCTCGCCAATAATTTTTGCATTAGGATGTGGCGTGCCCGTCTTGTCATGATAGCGCAGGACAAGAATATGGCTCCAGTCGGCAATAGTGTATGTATATGCCACAACGGTATAGGTGTCGAGAGGCAAAATACCTCGTGCATCCTGCGGCTTCAATCCCGCCTTCAGCAGTCGGTTGTAGCCCCACTCGCACACTCGGCATACAAAGCCATACACCATACGCTGCCAACGAGTGCCTTCATCATACCAATGCGGACGGGCTATCTGTACGCCTCCCTTCTTCTCTAAATTGCAATAGCGTGTGCTCTGCTCGGCTATGCTGTTTGGCGATGTGCGGTTAAGCTCGCGCGATGTGCTTATCTGCGTCGTTACTACCAACGTCATGCGGAGAATGGAGAATGCCTCCTCACACTCGTACTTCTGAGCATTCTCAATAAACTCGTCTTCGCTGATACCATACGGGCTAAGCACATTCATCAAGTCCTCGTGCTCAAGTGTGAACTGCACATTGGTACTGATCCATACCTTGTGGTTCTTGGTGGCATAGTCGATGTAAGGCGAAGCATTCAGGTACGCCCAGATGTAGTTAGGTAGGCCCTTTTCGTTGGACATGAAAAAGTAGATGGTGCCGTGGCGATACATCGAGCGATGTCCGCTTTTCCAGAAGCCTCTGAAACGTTCCTCGTCGCGCTTCTGAATGAAGGCTTTCACTTCCTCTTCGTTCATTCCTTCTTTGGGCTGCTTGCCCTTAGCCTTGTAGCATATTCTGCCCACTCTTGCTATGTGTTGCGCAAGAGTTGTCTGCTGCCACCATTCTACTTGTGGTTCGATGAATTTCATTATGGATGAATTTTAATTTGTTATATCAAAGATAGTGCATTCTCATATTTTCCGAAGTTTACGCAATACTCGTCGCTGCACCTTGTCGAACAGACTTGCGAGCGAGCCGTTGTTGAAGATTACTACATTGTAGAAAAACAAGGACAGTAAATTGCGCTTATTGTCGCGGTCTATGCGTTCCCGCGACACCCCTCGGCGCAGTCGGATTTCTTCATGTGCCGACACACAAATCATGAATAGCTCGATGTCGGGGAATTTTTCGCACAAGGCTTTCAGACCGTCTTCGTCAATGACGTAAATAGCCTTGTCCGTCACCTGGTCGATGGTAGTCCAATACTCATATCCACCATACTGTGTATATGCAAGCATTTTGTCGTGCGGCACGTCGCACTTCTCCACAAAATGATGCTCCACACCGTCAATCTCGCCTTCACGCTTCGGGCGAGTGGTATAAGAACACAACACTTTATAGCCGCCCATGTCGGACAGCATCTGTGCCACAGTGTCCTTTCCTGCACCGCTCGGACCTGTAATTGTTATCAGTTTCATATCTTGTTTTTGTTTGAATTTTAACATTTGGGTAAAAAGCCACAAAACAATCATAGACTAACCATAGGCTATCTGTAAAATATCCATAGGCTTTGCATTTTGCGGTATTTTGGGCTTTTTTGCCGTTTTTTTGAGTTTTCGATTTAATACTTATGAAAAAGTGTTTCGCTGAAATTTTAGGTTCATCATCCATATATCTCCAACAAATCATCCCTCGTCAATGTGATGTTTTTATCCTTACACTGCTTGAAAAAAAAATTTTTAGTGTTGGAGTATTGGGCAAACGACGGCCACCTCTTAGCGAAGTCGCTCTCATGGTGTCCGCAAGTAGAATCCGCCGGACGGAATTGCGATACACGCTTCCAGAAGTCGTAGCCTGCCTGCCCTACAAGATGATAGAGAGACATTCCACAATACACCCACTCTATATACCCTCCCGAGGTTCCTGCCATCAAATCTACCTTCTGTTGCTCTACCTTCTCAATAAGTCGTTTCACCTTACGGTAAACTATTTCGGGGGTGTCATTATGCCAATCGCCAATGACAACACCATTCTTCGCTGAAGATCCATGGCGAGTTTCCGCATAAAATGAATGATGTGAGTGAGACAAAGGCAGAGGCATTACCACTTGGTCATTTAGTCCCGTATAGGCAGTTGCCTTCTCATTGATATATATATGCTCAGGATCGTCCCATGACGCAAAACGTACACGACCTATATTGCCACAAGACTTATCGAGCGTGATGCCGATAGCGGCATAATCTTTGAGTAGAGCTTTGAACTGGTCCTTGTGCCGTTCAGGGTACGCCAACTTAACCAAACCGAAATATCCGCTGCCGGAGCACGACCGCATCAGCAAGGCTATCTCCGGACGAAAACGGCAAATCATGCGCACATTCTCAAAATTGCTCATTTGCATATTGTCCGCAAGGTCTATGTCAATGGCGAGCCAGCCGGTATGCTGCTTCAGATGGGTTTCTCGTCGGCTAACCATGACGCGCTGCCCTGGGTGGGTTAGGCTATCATCCTCGTAGAGAGCGAACAAGCCGCTAAGAGTGGCACCAGGTAACTTTTTCTTTGTTTTGATATACTCCGGCATCTGCTTCGCCTTACTGCCATACTCCTTGCGCATAGCACGAAGGTGCTGCACATAGGGTTTCCATCTATCCGTAAGACAGAACTCACGGATGGTCATCTGCTGGATGCACTCGCCCGTCTCACGGTCTACATACCGACCTACATTATCGAGCGCATCAGAATATATGGAGCATATCTCATCGAACATATCATTATTATTATCTGATTACGGTTACAAAATTAAGAAATATATGGCACACCTACAATTATTCGGTGTAAAAATTGGTGTGTCCTATATATTTTTAACTTTTATAGCTGTTTAATATAGGTGTTTCATAGCTTTTTTGCCTAAAGTTTAGTTTTGGACTTTACAGCTTTCATTTGTCCAAAATAGTTATTCTGAGTCCGTTTTTTTAGAAAACATCAAAAAACGAAAAGTTCGTAATTTTGAAAAACGCTTCTGCTGTCCATCAAAAATCCACTTCGTGACCGCCCAATGAATTTTTCAAAAAGTGATTTAACTTTCTGATTTTCCGCTACTTATCTATTAAAAGTTTAAAAATGGGGTAATTTTTTATATATCTATACGAGCGCAAATAACAAAAAATATATAAAGAATAGTAGAAATATGGCATTTTATTCGTAATTTTTGCTGCTTCAGTTGCTTTCAATATCTATATAACATGCTAATAGTCAATAGTTTACACTTGCAGTGTTAATGCTACTAACTTTATCGTTAGGGTTAGGGAGTTTTGAAAATAGGAGAGAAAGAAAAATGGCGAAATTTATATATAGTAGTAGCCTTGATTAGTAGATTTTTGGACTTTTGAAGAGTAGACTTTATATAAAGTCCATGATTATTAGGGAGTTGTGTAAGTTCATCGTTTTGGACTTCCGGGACAGAAGTTTATTCTTGAACAAACGAGAAATTGGAAGAAATGCGAGTGAATTGGAAAAGAAAAGGTCGCCTCGCCTAACGGCGCGACGACCTGATAAATGCTTCGCCAATTGCGAAAGATAGCGCACGATAAATGCTTTGCTGCTTGCGTAAAGCTATTTGTTCTTCATAAACTGATTAGCCTTTGTCATGCTGTCATAGAGCTTGCCGCGGCCGTACATATCAATCTTTGCTTCGATAGGTTGTTCCAGGCGTTGTAGGAGCGTGTTTACGGCTTGCAGAAGGGCAACGTTGGTGTTTGCTTGTGCGATAGTCAGTTCGTTGCTTACAGTAGCTTCTGTGGCGATTGTAGGGCTTGCTTCGGCTATATTGCCAGCATCGTAGGCACGGCGACCGGAATAGTTGCGGTCGTAATTGACGAGAGCCTTCAATAGTTGCGGATTGTTCATCATCATAGCTTGTGTTGTCTCACGGCCAATTACCAGCTCTGGGCCGTTCTCGGCTACCAACGACGGATGTCCATTGATGGTAGTGGCGGTAGGTTGAGTGAGGAGCGACACACCTTTGTAGGGCTTGCTGTCCTCGGTTGCCCAATAGAGGCTACCATCGTTGCCGACGAACGGACGGAGGTCTTGCACGTTGCCGGAGTCGTAGGTAAGCATACCGGAAACTACCTTTGTGTTCTTGATGTTGGTATTGTTGTCCTTACCCTTTCCAAACAGGGATGAAACCTTACCCATAGCGAAGCCAAGAAGTCCGTTCAGAACGGCTGTGATAACGGCAATAAGCGGAATACCCCACCAACCTAATGAACCAATAGTCTTAGCAGAACCTTCGGCAATGCCAAGACCCACGTTAGCCTCGGTCTTTGCGGCTTGCGTGCTCACATCGGTTGCGGCAGCCGACTGCGCGGTGGCTGTTGTCGTTTGCGTTTGAGTTTTTATGGCATTGACAACTTGCTGACCCACCTGCTCAGTCAACAATACCTTCGCGTCGCCAGCTGCTTCTGTGATAGCGGATGTAGCGTCTGCCCCACCCTTTTCAATAGCAACCTGTTCCTTTGTGGACTTCTTGATTTGGGTAGAAACGAGTTTATCGTTTACCTTCTGCATCAGACGACGCTTGATATACTCCTGTGTCATCTGCACCGTCTGCTTCATCATGGAGTTAATCATGTCGCCAATAGCAGCCTTAAAAGCGTCACGTCCAGCCTCGGCATCTTTGGTCATGGTGGCGAAAGCCTGACCTGCCGCTGTACCAAACTCTTCCAATGGTTTATAGAGCGCATAGACAGCTTCTGCACGCTGTTTCATGGTTTGCATGAGCGCAAGAATATAGGAGTCCTGCTTCTCGGCGAGCGACTTTTGCAGCTCAGCAACTTGCTCGGAGGTGGCATTAAGCTTTTGCAACCAAGCTATTTTTTCTTGTATCAAGGTAATTTCCAACTTGCTTTGCTCGATATTGGCATTGTAAGAGAAATCTTCCATGAACTTAGAGCCTCCCATTTCGCCCGAACGTGGAGCATTAGAATCCTCTCCCTTGCCAGCCTTACGAAAACGCTCGACACCATTACCCACCTGCTGCATGGCTCGGTGGCGATTGTCTTGATCTGCTTGGCGACCTTGACGATTCCAAAGAAAATCGTTAATCTTCTTGCGCTCGTCGGCGTTCTTCTTTTCGGCGGACGTGTATTCGTCACTATACTTAATCAGTTCAAGATAAAGAGCCTTGAGATCTTGCACCGAGAGTTTTGAAAAATCGAAGCCCTCATTGGCTACAGACAGGAACTGGAGGAACTGATTCTGAAATTCCTCGCTTTCCGGATTGAGACTATACAGTACGGTAATAGACTCGCGTGCCTTGGTGGTCAACTTGTCAAAAGCAGTATTCATCTTTTCAAGGCCTTCGGGAGAGTCGGTACGAACGTCCTCGGCTGGCTGAAGAAAACCTAAGCGGTCGAAATTGCTACGGGTGTTGCGGTCAACAGCACCTGTATAGTCGTGCTCATTCAAAATCTTCTGTATCTCGCGCTGACGGGCAAGCAACTTCTCTGCTGCCTCACGCAATTCCTTAGAGCCATTGGCAAAGATTTGATCGAGCAATGCACCGAGGTTTTCTGCGAGAGTCTTATTGTTTTCGCGAGAGAGGTCGCCAGACAGTTTGGTGAACAATTTATGAAGTTCGCCAACATCCGCCTTGCCAATCGAATCAAGCAGTTGCTTGGAAGTTTCCTCATCGTAAACCATCACATCCTCGTCCATGTGCTGATAGAACTTTTGCCAGCCATCATCGAGAGTGGCAATAGACTGGCGGGCAGTACCGAGGGCTTTATCCATTTGCGACTGAAGATAGTCCATCTGCTCTTTTTGCTGACCCTCGCTTACTTTCTCTCCGTCGGCGTTCATCTGCGCCACCCATTCCAGATATTTGCGCATCTGCTCCTCATAGAAAGCCTTGATGTTGGCGATAAGCGCATTGGCACGGTCTTTTGCAATATTCTTTTCGTCACGGTTTGGATTGCCACCGGAACCAGTGTTGCCGCCACCAACATTTTTACCACCATTGTCAACCGATTTGCCATCGAAAAAGAGCTTAGCACCAAACTTTTTATGCAGAGCTTCCTCTTGCGCAACAATATCATTGTATTCTTGTTGCGCTTTGTCACGTGCTCGCTTCGCTGCTGCCCTTTGTCCTGCCTGTCCGATTGCACCCTGTGCCTGACCACCCATCACGGCTCCACCCGAAGTTACTGGTCTTGTAGGAATATCCACATTGGTATTGGCAAACGCTTCTTCTGATTTCTGAAGTTTAAGAATAGCATCAACTTTTTTACGTCCAAGTTCGGCAAGTTTAGAGCGAGCACCTTCCAGTTCAAAGTAATTCTGCAAACGCTTGAAGTTTTCCCCCCAAGCCTTAGTATTCTCTTGAACAGCTCCTGTCTCCGAGTTAATCTTTGCGTTAAGATTAGGGATAGCGCCATTCAACTTTTTCATGGCTTCAATGCGAAGATCCATAGAGGCTGTAGTATCGTGCATCACGTTGTGCAAACGCTTCAAGGATTCTTGCTCCTCCATAGCTCTGCGCTTGCCTTCCTCTTGAACCTCATTGAGCACTCGCTGTCCTGCTGACACCTGATAAAGTGAAGCCGTCCACTGGGCAAGTTTCACAACAAGAACTCCGGCAAGACCGATAAGCCCTCCCATTATTCCCATTTGTTTGACAAAGGAGAGTTTATTGTACGAAGCAACCACTACATCCCAAGCCTTAGCAAGAGACATCGTTTTGCCAGTCAGTCCGGTTGTTAGTTCTGCCAACTTTGCAAAAGCTCCTGCTACTCCAGCCGTACCCAAGACAGTAATTAGTGTAGGCAGTAGATTAAGGAATAATTTCATGGAAGCCATAAGCAGCGTGATAAGCATACGCACCTCGGTCATAAACGTAATGTTATGAACGAGAGCGTCCACCATTTCATACCATGCCTTAGCCAAATCGCGCACCGGGCCACTTGCTGCATCTGCCGAAACAAACTGCTTCTCAAAAAGGTTTGCAGCTCGTTCCATATATGCCGTAGCAGTCTCCTGCTGCATTTCATACTCCGTAGTAACAGCCGTACCTTCGCGGAAAGCCTTGTTAGATTCAGTAACGGCTTTGTCGAGCATACCTACTTTTTCTGCCATCGTAACCATGACCTTAGTAAGACGGGCACCGTCCTCAGAACCAAGATCCTTAAAGAGAGAGTTTAGCGCAAACACGTTCTTACTTTCGTGCATCTTATGGAATATAGTTTGAATAGCTTCCATACCTTTGCCTTCTTCAATCATCTTCTTCAACGATCCTTGCGCAATGCCGAGGTCTTTTTCTATTGAGGAAGTTCCCTTACGCAGCTCTACCACAAGTTTACCAAACGCAGTAGCTGCAACTTCGGGTTCAAGGGCCATGGAGTCAACAGCAGAACCGATAGCGAGAATGTCAGGTGTCGCAAGAGATGCTGCATCACCAAGCGCAAGCATACGGTTTGAGAAGTCAACGATTTTGTCCGAACTGGCCGTAGATGTAGATGCCAGTCGGAAAATGGCAGAGCCAGTTCTTAACATAGCATCTTCCACGCCATACTTATCTATAAGGCCCGACACCTCAGTAATCTTAGCAAGAGCCGTCAACGCTTCATCGCCCAAGTCCTCTTTCAACGCAACGTTCACCTGGTCGGCGGCACGAACGAAGCCAGCCAAATCTTTAGTCGTGATACCAAGCTTAGCTCCTGCATAGGCCAAGTTGTTTAGCTCTTCTATACTTGTACGGGTATCAATCTTAGCCAATTCTTTTGACAAGTTGCCAACTTCTTCTTGTGTGCTAAGCGCAACCTTGCGGATATTGGTAAGCTGCTCTGCGAACTTAGCGTTCAAACGGAAAATAGCAAAGAGATATGTCTTGAGCATATTGAACGCTGAAAACAATCCGACGTATGCCGTGAGGTTATTCAGTGCTGTCTGCCATGCCCTGCCCTGCTTGTTGGCTGCGCCCGTCACTTCGTCGATGTTCTTCTTCAGTTCTTTCATCGACTTCTGCTTGTCAGCAAACTCCTTGCTCTTGGTGTTGATTTTGTTCAGTTCCTCTTCAAGCTGCTTGTAGGCACGTCGCAATTCGTCGAGGGAGGCCTTGCCTTGCTTGCTGCGGGCGAGAATGTCGTTAAGAGCCATCTGCGACATACGGGTGCCCTTGAGAGTTTGTTCAAGCGTTGAGTATTGGCGACGGAGGTCGGCTACATACTTGCTGCCAGCAGGGAGTTGCTGTATCTTCTGCTGAATCACTTCCATCGTGCGCTTGATGTCTTCGCCAGAGGCTTTGTTCGGTTCAGACAACACGCGCTTCATCTGCTTCCAGCTCATTGTGGCTTGCTGTGCTTTGCCCGACACAGCCTCCAGTCGCTTGTCTATCTCTTGAAGTTCGTTGTTATAAGCTTCAATGTTTCCTGTAAACTTAGTAGGAGTAGCATCGCGTGCTTCAGTAAGCGTAGTCTTGGCACGACGCAAATCAGATGCCGAAGCGTTTTGACTGGTTACAGTCTGATGCGCCTCTGCTTCGCTCATCTTGCCCTTGCGTCTGTCCTCCTCGGCTTCCAGCTGCTTCAGTATAGAGAGGTTCTTCTGATAGCCAGCATCCGACTTCTCCAAAGACCCTATAAGGTCGCGCTGTTGCTTAATGGCCTTATCGAGCCACTGATCGGATTGGTTCTTAACATTCTTCAGTCCGTCGGCAATCTTGACGTACTGCCCTTCGATAAGGCGTATCTCATCACCCACCTGCTTCATCTTCTTTCTTAGTTCATCGGCTTGATCAAGTTCGTCTTCCGACAGCTTCTGCAACTGACGGCGACCGTCGCCCAAAGCCTTGCGAAGATTCTGAAGAGAGGTAGACGTAAGATTTTGAATGGCATGGTCCAGTCGTTCCGTGTCCTTAATAACATTCTCGTGAGCCGACTGCAAAGCATCATACACTTTCTCCAATCCGGCTTTCTGCTCCTTAAAGTCTGGAGCGTCCTTATCAAGATTGTCTATTTCCTCTCTTACGGCCTTGGCTTTATCGCGCAGAGCTTCAAGCACCTGGATGGCCGCCTTGCCATTCATAGAGAGGATTATTTCGGTCTTTAAATTTGCCATATTCGTTTTTGTGCTGAATTAAAGTTAGAATGTAGATTTGGCGGATTCGCCAAGTCCTTCCAGTGCATAGATAATTTCAATGCCACCTTGATAGCCGTAGAAGTCAGCAAGATAATTGCGATAGCGGTCGCGCAATCTGCGTATGGTTCGCATGATGGCAGGACGGTGTGATTTGCCTTGTTTGCGGTTCCATTTGCCACGAATGTATCGTTTGGCGTTCTTTGCCGGACGTGCTCGGTCTACGTCTTCCGCATGAACATGAATTTTGCCTGTCAAGCCTACACCAAGGTCAACATATCGCAAATAGTCGTTATAGCGAATACCGACCGTGAGCAATCCTTTTTGATCGTCGGCTTGATAGATGTGTCCTTCAAACGACTTTGCTCCCTCTCCGGTAGACCACCACATGCCATGCTTCTTGCGGTATTGATTGATTTCTTCGTAGCCCTTATAAACTTCAGTTGGATAAATACGCTGTGCTTGCATATTCTTCTCAAGGTCCATAAGAGTCTGGTCGAGATATAGCGGAGCTACTCGCGACAGAGGCGCAAAAGGTTTTTGTACGGGAGAAATGAAACGTGCCATGCCCTACCCCTCCTATTCTTTTACGTCCTCTTTCGGCATAATATACTTGCCGTTGCTGCCACACGCGAAGTTGTATAACGGTTGCAGGCTCTTCCAGTCCATGCCCACCACGAGCCATTGTCCGGCATAGATGTCGCCCACCATACCGAAGGAGATGGAACTGGTGTCGATGCTTTGCAGCTCTGCCATCACCACGGCATCGTCGGCAAAACTGCGCTTAGTGACGGGACAGCGGCCTGTGCGCTTCACTTCGATAAGCCAGGCTATGAGGTCCTTGCAGTAATCGGTGAGGTCGTTGGCCGTGCGTTCTATCTTGTTGCCGTCGTAACGGCCAAGAGTCTGCGGCGTGTCCTTCACCTTGGCGAGAAACCACACCTGGTGAGACACCACGACTTTCTTTGCGTCAATGAGTTCGCCGGTGGTCATCACACTCTGGAGCATACACGGTGAGTGAACGATGTTAGCATTACGGGAAAAAATGTTCTCAAGGTCGATGTAGCGGATGCGGAAGAAACTCTGGTCCTCGAGGCGTTCGCTTTCAGGTTTGTGAGATAGGGGCTTGTAGATGGAAGCCCAATGCTCAAGAATATTGCTTATTGTCATAATACTGCTTAGTTAGTTATTCCTTCGCTGTTTCGTCTGCTTCCTCCGCTTCCTCCTTATCTTTCATCAGTTCTTTCAGCTTCACGTTGAAGTGTCGCTCGGTCTTATCCGCCACAATCTTTTGAAGCACTCTTGCCCAAGCCGCTCCGTTGCATGTGCTCTCGTTTTCGAGTATGCTGACGAACTGCACGAGGCAGTACATGGCCGTGAGCTGGTTGGCGAGGTGGGTGTTCATATAGCCGAGAATATTGCGGTCGAGATACGAAGCGAGGCAGATGCACATGATGAGCACCGAGAAGGTCCACACCATTTTTGCCATCTTCTTTGAGCGCAGCTTACCGTCCATCTTGCACTTCGGGTTTCGCTTTATCTCCTCGCGGTATTTCTCATAGATGCGACGGTTGCACCTCCATGCCGTATAGCAGTCGATGATGAGGGCGAAGAAGCACACAGTGATAAAATTGATCGAGGGCTCTATGTGAACCCACAGCAAGCCGAGCACTGCGGCAATGGCTCGCGAAACGTAAAACGGATTGTTCATTTTTGTGTTTGTGTTTTTGTGTTGTTATCCTGAATTTTTCTACTACAAAGTTACTTATAAGCTGCTACGCAATGCGGACATGATGGGGTGCGGGGAGGTTGGGCTTGTCCGCACGGGGAACGGGAAATATTGTAACTTTGGCTACATAAAAACACAACACTATGTCAGGAATTACACAAAATACATTGGCTCGCATCGACAAGTGGCTCTCCTACGGCACGAGTATGCAGACAGCGTTCCCTAAGCTGGAGCAACGCTACCGGATACAGATCTGTTCGGAGTTCTACAAACGATGGGTGCAAAACAAGGACATTGACCCTCGCACAGTCTGCCGCAATATAGCCCGACGCGACTATGAGCTGTTCTTCAACCAGGCAGCGCAGGGCAACAAGGAGGCGCAGGAGTATGTGCTTGCGCTGAAGATTACACTCAACGATGAGGGTAATATATGTCCGCGTACCGTTACGGAGCTCAACAACGACGTGTTGGTGTGCAACTACCTGATACGTTTCTTTCAGACGGACGAAAGTCCGCGCCACAAGGCTATGTATCTGAGCAGTGCCGAGTGGTTGATACGCACGGGTAAGCAGCTGAACAACGATCGTGCAGTGGATAAGGGTATGCAAGCCTTGTCTAATGTGTATGGCAACTTCCAGGAGGAGAAGGACGCTACGGACGAGATGCCGGACATGAGCCGCATTGCAATCACGCAGGACGTGAGCATCGTGAAACGCGACCGCATCAACTACACCGAGGAGGAGAAGCTACGCATGGCTCGCAAGTATGGTCTTACTACCAAAGACATGCAGGAGATAGAGGACGACGAACTTTTTAGCGACAAGCGAGAGGAAGAGCCTGACTATTTCGAGTACATGGAGAAGAAGGACGAGGAGGATGCGCTCAAACGCGAGGACAACGAATTGAGCGAATTAACGGATTCTGAGCCGACGGAAAATGCGGAATAAGCGGAAAATATCTACGACTGGTGGATTTCGGGCAAGTCATACAAACAATGGTATGTTGAGAAGTTCCAACAGATGAATTTAGATTTTGGAGATGAGTAGCGTACAAAATTATAAGCAAAAGCAAAAACGATATGATAACAGATAATTTACAGAGAAAGATTGACCGCGCCATTCGGTTGCTACAGAGTGTACAGAAACGATACGATGGCGAGATAGAGATAGCCTATTCGGGCGGTAAGGACTCTGATGTGATCCCTCAACTGGCGAAAGAAGCGGGCATCAGGTATCGGGCCATATACAAGAATACGACCATTGACCCGCCAGGCACGTTGGGGCACGTTAGGGAAATGGGCGTGGAGATACTACGGGCCAAGGTTACCTTTTTTCATCTCGTGGCGCAGAAAGGATTCCCATCTCGCTTTTCCCGTTTCTGTTGTGAAAAACTGAAGGAATACAAGGTACTCGACAAAAGTGTTATCGGTGTACGCAAGGCGGAGAGCAGAAAACGAGATGAAAGGTATAACGAACCAACACAATGCCGATACTACGGAGCAAAGACGGAGAAAAACCACGCAGAGCTGATTTATCCCATACTGGAATGGACCGATGAGGACGTGCGCGACTTCATCATAGACAGAAAGTTAAAACTCGCACCCATTTATTACAATGGGGGGCAAATCGACGTATCGAAACGTCTTGGCTGTATGTGCTGCCCTCTCGCCTCAAGGCGCAAGCGCATTATCGAGTTTCAGAAATATCCCAAGATAGCAAAGGCTTATCTCCGTGCGGGGCAACGATTTATGGATGCGCATCCTGACAGCAAGACGTGCCAGAGGTACGACAACGTTTACGAATGGTTCACTCGTGACGTATTTTACAGCTCCAATGCAGATTGGAATAAGGTAAGCACAGGACTGTTCGGTAAACCGGACTTCAAGAAGTTCTTGGAGGACAAGTTCGGCATTGACTTGACATTATAAACAACACAATTATGATAGAACTGAATAAGATATATAATGAAGACTGCCTCGAAGGAATGAAAAGGATTCCGGACGGGAGCGTCTCGTTGATAGTAACCGACCCACCCTATTTGTTAGACAATACGGGGGGAGGAATATACACACAAGATGATAAGCGATACGCAAAGGAACTCGAAGAAATAAAAAGAGGTTTTGACCTTAAAGTTCTCGACGAATGCTGTAGGGTAATGAAAAAGATAAATATATACTTGTGGTGTAGTCAAAAGCAAATCCCCATTTACTTAGACTATTTCGTGCGAGGAAAAGAATGTAACTGGAATTTGCTTACATGGCATAAGACTAATCCTATTCCTGCATGTGGCAACAAATACATTACTGATACCGAGTATTGCCTGTTCTTCAGAGAAAAGGGAGTACAGATATACGGTGATGTTTCCACAAAAGGAACGTATTTCATTACACCTCTTAATTCTACCGACAAAAAGGCTTGGGGACACCCTACAATAAAACCTCTGTCGTTCTTCGAGAAGCATATCGTAAACTCAAGCCTGCAAGGAGATATTGTACTCGACCCCTTCATGAACAGCGGTACCACCGCCATTGCAGCCATCCGTGAAAAGCGCAATTTCATCGGATTTGAGCTCAATAAGGAGTATTACGACAAGGCTTGCAAGCGCATCAAGTTGGAGCAAGCGCAGCTCACTCTCTTTTAACAACACAACCGACAACAACACAAAAACAACGCATGAGTATCAACCGACACAAATACTTCAACAAGGTTCCGCCGTTTAAGCCGGACCCTGAACACTACACACGCAAGCAGCGCTCATGGAAGGCGAAAGAGGCCTACGAAACCGAGGATGACGCGTGGGAGTTCTTGCAAGAGAGCCCGAAGCTCAAAGCACAGGGATATACGGTGTACCGGTGCAAGACGTGCAGCAAATGGCACGTAGGACATAAAACATCAGGATAACAATGCAGCAAGCACATAACATTTACTTAACCAAATTCCAGCAGCAGTCGCTATACATGGGAGCCAAGGATGAGCGAGTGATTGCTGCCCGCCGTGTGGGTAAGACCGACGGACTTGTGGCTCCTTACGTCTGGACGGCAAGCAACTCCATGCCTGGTATGCTGGGCGCATGGGTGGCTGTGTCGCGTCAGCAGGGCTTCGGCAAGACCATACCGAGTACGATGGCGGCGATGGAGCGTATGTTCGGCTTTACGCAGGGCATTCACTTCGGGTGGGGTCGACCGCCGAAGCACGCTCGCGAGAGTATCTTCAAGCCTAAGAACTACGACAACTACATCTGGTTTGCCAACGGGGCGGGATGGGTTCTTATATCACTCTCGCAGACCGCGAGTGCCAACAGCTACACTTTTAGCGCGCTTGTGGGGGACGAAGCGAGGTTCTTTCCGCTAAAAAAGGTAACTGACGAGTTGCTGCCGGCTCTTTCAGGTCAGACCCATCCGTTGGGCGACATCAACTTTACGGAGTATAATCCGATGTATAAGAGTACGCGATTCCTCTCCGATGCTGCCCTTACGGCCAAAGGGTCGTGGCTCGAACGGGAGGAGGAGAAGTTGGACTTGACAGTTGAGACGGGTCCATTCAAGGGAAAAACCTACCGATGGGTGCAGGAGCAGTTGGAAGATTATGCCAACAAGGTGATACGCTACAACGACCTGCTGTATAACGCCAAGAAGACCAGTCACTCGGTTCATGTGGTGCTGAAGGAGCTGCGCACGATGATCCGTGCCGTGGCTCTGAAGATGATGAAGCATGAGGGACAGTTCAAGATAATGCCCAACCATGGCCAACATATCACAAAGGGCATGGTTGAGATGGCTGTCAACTATAAGCTCATTCCGCAGGACGATGCCGAACTGATTTACGATTACGAATATCTTATCACGCCAGAAGAGGATTTCGAGATGCAGATGTTCCTGCGGTCGAAGAAGTTCACAGACGGTTATCTGCGTGAGCTGCGCCGTGTGGCTTTCTGTGTGCGTCGTGCGTCGTCGCTCGACAATGTGGATGTTCTCTCAGAGAGTTACATAAGGCAGATGAAGCGTGATCTTCCGCCCATGACCTTCGCGATTTCAATACTCAACTTGAAAATCCAGAAGACGAACGACGGTTTCTACTCAAACCTTGACATCGACCATGTTCACGGGTATATTCCAGATGAAATAGACCCCTTGTCGTCTGCAAAATTTTCCACGCAAAAGGTGTCGGGCATCATCGGTGGAAGGAAAGTCACAAGCGAGAGCTATCAACCCGACTTTAAGGAGTTGGGCGAGCGCAACGACTCACGCATGGACTCCGACTGCATCAATTCCCTTCCTTTATATATAGCCTTGGATTACAATGCCAACATCAATACCTTGGTGGTGGGACAGATGTACGAGCGTGACGGAATGGAGTGTCTAAATGTCATCAAGAGCTTTTATGTGAAGAACGAGCGCAAACTTCGTGAACTTATAGCCGATTTTTCTGCCTATTATGCACCAAAGCGGGCCATCAACCGCGACGTGACATTCTTTTATGATGCCACGGCTAAACAGGGCGCATCGTATGCTTCGTCGGACGAGCGATTCTATATGACCGTGATTGCAGAGTTAGAGAAGCACGGCTGGAACGTAACAGCAATAGACATGGGCGCACCAGAGAAGCACGAGGTGAAACACAAGATTATCAACGACGGCTTGGCACATCTCTCCTACCCTGCCATCCGCATCAACCAGGTGAACAATCCCGACCTTATCATTGCCATGCAGCTGTGCGAAGTGCAGATTTCATATAAGGGTTTCCATAAAAACAAGAGCCAGGAAAAAAAGCCCGAGAGTGAAGACACGCTGCCCTTGGAAAACCGTACCGATTTTACGGACGCTTTCGATACGCTGTATTTAGGTTGCAAGTTCTTCCGAGTCGGTGGCGGTTGGTTTGTGTTACCGAGTGGAAGATAAGGGAGTCTTGAGTTTTGCATAAGAAAGGCGAAGGACAGACGTTATCACAACGGCTGCCCTTCTAAAGTTTTAAGAATGAAAATTGCGAATATCTCTTATAGTAGTACGATTAAATATTACTTATTTTTTTGTTTACCATAACGATGTTTGGATGTCTTAAAGAAAGGGCGAGTAAGTCTTGCAGAGACTGAATAGTGAAACGGAGTATTGAAAACTTCTACATTAAAATCCGCCATATAGCCGACCTTCTTTATATAATCGTTGATTTGATTCACATCCTCTACCGTGAGGTCTGCCTCTTTATATGTTTCTCGTAGATAAAAAGTCGCATTCTTGCAGATAAGATTACAAAAACCTCTCGAGCAGTTACTACGTGGTGCCGATAAAGTGTCGTCTGACACATAAAGAAGCTCAACACCATTCTGCTCGTGTACCAACAAAGCGTGACACATGACCGCCTTCCCTTTCTCATAGGGGCTTTTTAGAATGGCAATAACATACGCTCCTGGATGTTCGGAATCTAAAAACTTGCAATATTCACCATCTGCACCGCGGGTTTCGGGAGTAGCATCTTCAAGAGAAAACTCCACATCCTTTCTTTCCTTAACGTCACTGCTCTTTACGGACAACTGGGATATGCGCTGTTCCAACTTTTTAATGCTCTTAGAGTGCTCATCAAGCGTATCAATTACAGACCCCATTTTTTTCATCAACGTCCGCAATAGGTCTTCTTTTAATTGTTTATACATATCATTTATTTTTTTTAGAACGACAAATTCGTTTACTCTTTTTCTTCCTTCAGCATATCATGCCGCAGCCCCATGAGCCACGACTTGAGATTGATATATTTTTCATGGTCAAGATTGGCGTTTCGCCACGCTGCATAATCATCATACGAAATATTATGCTTCAGTATGCGCACCATATCTTCGGGAGATAAGAAGTCCGACTCTTCAAAGTCGCACGTACCACCCACATCGTCGCCTATCCAATACCAATCACGGAGGCCGTCAAACAGTTGGTCGTTCACCAAGGTGGCAAGTTGGTTGCAATAGGAGTGGAACATCGTTACCACCATGTTTTTTATTTCATTATCTACTTTCATAATCCTATATCATTTTTTCAGTTTCATCTTCCTCGTCTTCGTTGGGCGACTTGATGCCATTGCATATCGTGCATCCCACGATGGCTATAAAAAAAATGGCAACAAAAAATATTATAACTTCAAACATAATTATTGCATTTTTTTTAGAAAGCGTCCCCGCCTTTTTCCTTATCCATTCCCCCAGAACAAATAGCAAAGCAAAAACGAGAGACGCTTTTTAATGTTTAATGTTTAATGTTTAGAGTTTAATGTTTAATCATCATCATCGTCGTTGCCCAAGACATAATCATCGTCGTTGTCATCGTCGTCGTCATCGCCAACGAACAACGCACCTTTAGCTATAAGTTCGTCAAGTTCTCCACGATCTATTTCTCCATCATCCGTATAGATCAGATGACGCTTATTGTCCGGCAAATCAGATATACTTATCTCGGAGCAAGAATCAATATCGAAACTTTCATCAAAATCAAGCAACCCAGCCTGCTCGTTTGCTATTCTTCGAGCCTCTGCCTCAGACTGGGCAAGCACATGCACGTCGGTATAGGCAACGAGCGATACGGTGTACACCTTCTTAAACAAAGAATCGTATTCAGATGCTTTTTCGTTTGCAGCATCGAGTGCCTTGATAGTTTCGTGAATAAGGTCAGGCTGTATTTCAGAATTTGAGCCAAAGGAAAGATTGTTTGAACCTACGTTTAACTTATGGTTTTTTGCCATAGACTCATCGTCATTCCTTGCCTTGACTATCATTATACAAACAGCTATCTTGCCCTCGTGACGACCAACAAACTTCAAACCGCCATTAAAGTCGTATAGCTCAGCCTGTTCAAGTCCGCAAAGCAAAAGCATTCGGGTGGCATGCTCAAGGGCGTTTAGATATACAAACCTATCAGCAATACACACCTTGACTTTACTCGACTCAAAAAAACGCTGATAACAGCAAGGAATTTTTTTTCGGTCTACATACTGGTCTACTATATCAAGCACCGCAACTCGAAACAAATTAGAATCAATATTGCAAATAAAGTCTTCCTTTCTCGCCGTCGATGGAGCGGTATCATAAGACAAGACTTTGTGAGGAAACAACTTTTCTGCTGTCGGAAAAGCCTCCTTATATAATACGATGTCGCACAGAGAACCTTCCGCTGACATAAATGTTTTAAAATCACTCACCACATTCCATTTTTTGTAATATGGCTGCGACAAACGGAGGATATTCTTTACGTCAACTTTCGTAATGTTCTTTAATCTTGACATAATTATAATGTTTAATGTTTAACGTTTAGTCTTGTTGCAGGTTATGTTTGATGTCGTCATACATAGCCATTTCTACCTTGTTGCCATCATAATGACCGATAGCAAGGAGCTGACCGTTTTCTACGGTGGCAAGGTGGGCAGACGGAGCAGAAGCACGGATAATGAAGATGTCGAACTCTTTTATGAGCGACAACTGCTCTGGATCTTTTTGCTGCATATTGTTGCGGGCATTCATACGTATGCGTTGCAAGTCTGCCTTGGTGAGCGAGACGTATTTCTTTTGCGCAGCACGCACAGCTTCAGTTTCTACTCTTATACGCTCAGCTTCGTAGGCTTCCGACAACAATTGAAAATTTTGCCAAGCGGCGACATTATCCAAGAATTGCTTTACATACTCTGCGCCAAGTTCCAACTGAGCTTTAGCCAGTTCTTCTTCTATCAGCAATATCTTTTGCTTTGTCTGCCAATGTATCAGATTGCTCGCAGCAAAACGATTCATTATACTAAATACGGTAGCGATAGCACGAAGTTCACGAGTTTTTTTTGCCTTTTTATTATTAAAAAATGGGAAAATCATATTTTTAGTGTTTAATGGTTTATGTTTAGTGTTTAATTATAGCACACTGCAAAAGTTTTGAAAACCACCTCGATCCTCACAGACAGAAGTGGGAAAAAGTGAATTAGTTTATCACGATCTAAACTTACTTAATCTGTTCTCACGAACCGACTTCAGATAATAAACATATTTCGATTATAATAGAAAAGAAATTTGTTTTTAAAAAGCTCTCTATTTTCACAAACCGAGAACTCGAATCAAATCATATACTATGAAACCTTTAGTGTGTTATAAATCTCGTGCCGTCTACTTCCAGCACAAGTATATCGTTGACTACCCTTATCTCGCCACTCTCCACGAACTGCACCTTGCGCTGATGGCGGTCGGTGTCTACTGCGAGACAGACGCATGTGCCAGTGTCTACGTGTCCCGTCTTGGTGAGGAACTTGATATAGAAAGGCATACGCTGCACGTTCCTGGCTGTCTGCGGAGGATTGAATCCTGTGACACGCTGTCCCGTGCGAGGGTCGTTCCATTGCCATTTTTCCACAAATCGGCGCAGCTCGTTGTAAGATTGTGTGATTGGTGTCATAATTATTTATCAAAGTTGAATGGTGGAAACTCAAGATGTATAAACCTGTCAAGAACAACATCGTCGAGCTTACGAATTTTATGCTCTAAAAGCGCGTGGCGATGGCGCATAGCGTCAGGGAAAAGCACATTGCGCAATGGATTGCCCCAATCGCAATCCGAAGCAAACAAGCAGAAGTGGGGGTAAAACATTGCATTATAGGCTACGAGACGGAAGTCAAGTTGCGGGCGGTCGAGCATCGGACCATTGATAATAAGAGCCTTCGTCGAATTGTATAGCACCATGTGCGAGGTGAGTGTCACATCTTGCGACTGTACATATAATATCTTGTTGCGATATGGCGCAAGATACTTCTTTATCACCTGTTCAGCATCCTTAGATGTTGACAGCACAAGATGGGTTATCCAGCCGCGCTCAAAGCAGAGGTCAAGGAATACTGCAGTCTCGTTTGTAACGAGTGGCATAGCAAGTACCATGACGTGAGAGTCTACAACCAAATGGCTCAACGCCCGATATAATTTTTCCATCGTCACGTCACCGTGTGTGTAAAATGTCAAGGCTCGTTGCGGAGCCTCCATTACCGCCCTGGGTAGTTTGTTGTCTACACAACAGGGCGGGATGAACAGGAGGGTATCATCCATTTCTGAACAATTTAAATGATTTTATGTATTGAAAATTAAGAGCTCTATTTTACATCAGCATAGGCATATTGAGCGTAAGGATGCTTGGCGCAGGTTCGTCGGGAGTAAGAACTGCCGCACGATCTTTAGACAAAAGCTGCATGCGCACAACTTCGGTTGGCAGAGCTGATATGCACGACTGCAATTGCGGAATGCTAAATGCTATATAGAAATCGTCATCACATTCGCTGCTTGCAAGAAATACCTGGTCGGTTGCACAAAGGCCGAAATCTTCGTCTTGAGCTTTCACTTCCATAAACATACCTCTCTTGGTTAGCTCTACCATGCGACTGGCATAAGAACTAAACACACTTACTCGTCGTAGGATGTCGAGCATTTCCTTCTTGTTGAAGGTAACGAAATATGGATTATTACGAGGGATAACAGCATTGTAGTTAGGATAGCGACCCTCAACCTGACTACAATATAAAACAGTGTCGCCAGCTGTGAGACGTATGCGATGAGAGTCTGACTCGATGTCTACAACATCTCCTTTATCAAACGCTGACAAAGCTCGGAAATAACGACGATGAAGCAAAATCTTGCATGGGGTGCCCGACTTGAAAAATTCACTGCCTCCCTTATGAGGATCGTTACTATATACTATTTTTGTGAGCACATGACCGTCGGTAGCAGCAAATACTACTTCCGAGCGGTCTTCAGCAATATCAATACATAGCGACGACATTGTTGATCGAATTTCATTATCTTCAACAAAGTTGTCTGCTTGGTTCACTATGTTGTGGAAGTAAGACAATGGCAACTGAATGTGTGTAGGTTTCTCGTCTATTGGCGCAAACGAAGGGAACTCCTCTCCGCTAAAATAAACGAGCTTTGCTTTGCCTGCCTTAACCTTATCGTCGGTCCCTGTACAATAATCTACCGTCAGTACCTTGTTATCGGCAAAATCTATTGTTACCGCACAATCAGGCAATGTAGAGAGCAACGACATCAGAGTCTTAATAGGCAACACTACAGGTACCTCAAATTTACCACCGCACAGAGTGAGCGGCACAGGAATGGTGAGCTGAGAGTCGGAAGTGGACGAAGTGAGAAAAAACTGACCGGCATCGTTGCGAGTGAGCAACACATTCTCAAGGACAGCGATAGTTGGTCGCGACGCAATACACTTAGCCGACTTCTGCAGAGCTACTGTCAGTGCTCGTGATGATTGAGCTTGCAATTTCATATTCATAATTTATATGTTTTCTGTTAGTGATTAAAACGGAAGGTCATCTTCCTCGTTATAAGTGTTGCCCGCAAACGGATCTGTGTTTTCTTCTGTCGGAGCTACATAGCCTGTGGCAGCACTTGCTGCCGCATAGTTTTGTTGTGCGTAAGGCGAAGGCTGCTGTTGCAACTGAGGTTGGTAAACCAGAGCAATTCGCTTGTTCATACGATTGCGGATAGCCTTGAAGAGGTGGGTGTTCTCGTCGGTTGGGTCTTGGTTTACAATATCGGGGTCAGTCTCCTTAAACTGTTCCTTCACCTGCTCAACGAGCTTAGGGAATGATTTCGCTACTTGCTTGATATATTCGACAGGGAAATTAAAGCACAGTTCATGTGTAGGTATTCTCGGATTACTATCGCCCTTTTCCATGGCCGAACGACGAATAGCGTTTTTGTAATTCTCGCTCAAGGGCCACATATTAAGACTCAAAAACGCCATCTGACGGTTCGGGTCATTGCTTGCAGTTTTGAACGTGATAGGATTGAGTGGCTGGGGAAAACATACCCAAGGCCATTCAGGATGCTTCTCATCAAGGTTGGTAAAAACCTTCATCCCATTAAAAACATACAGGTCTGGACTTAAACTAAAACTTGCCATTTGATTTATTGTTTAATTATTATTGTTTAATTATTATTGTTTAATGTTTTTTATTACGCAGATTTTTCGGTCTACGTCTTCGGTTCAGAAGAGCTTGCCCGTAATATTTGGGACCTTGGAATTTTATAATATCTTCGGTTTCTTGTCGAAGTCGTTCTAAGTATGCTCGGAGTTCGGGGTCCATATTCATATTGTTATATTTTTATGGAATTATAAGTTCAAAATCGTACACAAATACAAAAGGATCCTTCTCCCAAGTACCAGCACCGCAGATTTTATCAATCAAAGAAGCGTAGGCTTCACGTGGCGTATGGGTTAAACAAAGACCTAACGAGTCCTTTTTCTTGTAGTCATAACCATATTCGTAAAACTTTACATCCGTCAACATTCTTATTCCTTCAGCAATACAATCTTCATCGCTAATCTCCTGTAGACGTTCGACACGAATATTTTTAATGCGAATATGGTGAATCATAAGGTCGGCACGAACATACATCTTCGAGGTAAAACCCTTTTGGTCTGACACAGACTCCAACGACACTCCTTTATAATTGCACAAGCAACGAAATAAATCATTACCCATAAGGTCTGAGTATTTCTGAGCAATAGCAACAGGCTCGCCTACAGAATAAGTGGCTCGATTGATTAAACCGTTACTAAGCATATAGCGGAAAGAACCATCTCGTAATGTTTCTATAGTAACATCCTTTGATGTCATCATACCAGGCTGAAAACTTTTAAAAGCTATTCGCCTGGTTTGTGTCTTACGACCTTGCAGAACCGCACGAGTCAAACCGTACTTGTCGTTGAACATTATCTTCTTCATACGCTATTTTTCCATCATAAGACATAGCGCTGACGGTGCCAATATCGCATCAATATGCTCAACATCATTGATAGAATAACTCTCAATGCAATATTCGTCAAACATTCTTGAAGGTTCTTTACCTAAAGGATAATTTCTCAACTCCTTTCCCTCAGCTTCAATCTTATCATAGTCTATGTATCTGCCTTGACATGATGCAAACTTGAAAAGATTCTTAGGCTCGAACACTAACAGCATTTCTGCATTGACTATTCCACGCAATCTACGCAAATCTTTCATTGCCTTCGCTAAATCGCCAATACCAAAGCAGAATCCTTTTGCCGTGCTTGCCGTACCTCGGAGAATACTATGATTAGTGGTATTTCTTAGCGTCATACCTTTGGCAAACTGATTCATTTCCTTGGCAGACATAAAACGATATAATTTCATATTCTATATTAATTTAGAGTTAAACATGTGCGCTTACTCCTCTACAGCTAATTTTAGCTTCTCGTTTTCGATATATTCGTTGCAGTATTCTGCAGGAACATAGGTATGAGTATAGAACTGTGTGGCTCCAATCACGCGGAGAGTTTCACGGTCGTTCCATACAGTGTCGAATTTATGCTTGAGATAATCAAAGACAATATTCTTAGCTGTAACAACATCGTAAGCCCAAACGACAAACATCTCTTTATTATGAATGCCAGCCTTAGATTTTGGATTTTCTGGTTCATATTCTGCAACATCTATAAACGAAGCCTTCACTTTAAATGGCTCTTTAACAGGAGCTTCCTGGTCCGCAACAAGGGCAGCTTCTTCCTTTTCAATATCTTCCTTTGTACGTCCAATAAAATGAATGCCATCTATAATCTCTGTCTTTAGTATATATACAGAATATACTCCTTCAGTCTTAAATATATCGTTTGCTGCTCCTTCAGCATAGTCGGCTGCAAGGTCTTGCGCACCTCGCAATGAATCACAACGCACAATGAGTACTGCGGACTCTCTTAAATTATTACGGAGCGTAACCTTAACATGGACAAGGCGACCGAAACGCAACAATTCTTTAGCTCGATGAGGAATTTCAGAAACTACTACATCCGGAATATGTCTCTCTTTTAACTCGGCTACCATTTTCTCTGTAACCATTTCTCCACAACCTGCCACTATTTCAGAACGTTCAATATTAACCTCCTCTTTAGTGTCTTCGTCAATGAATTTTTCATTCCAATTGATTGTTGCATTTTGAGCCAAATAAAGACCTACTGCGGATTCAACTGGCACTACCATCGTTTTGTAGTCCTTTCTAAGCAAAATTTTTTTCATACTCTATAAATATTTAGGTTAAATGATTATTAATCAAAATGGTAAATCCTTTTCTGCAACATTTGGAAATGTTGTAGTTGCCGCAGGTGATACCATTCGCCTACCCTGCTTGCGTGTCTTGTTGTTCTCCCAGCGTTCCTTCTCTTCGTCTGTGAGTGCAATAACATTGCCATCGTCATCGCGGTAAGGCAGAGGGTCGGGCTGTTCGGCAAAGGCTTTTGCTATGCGTTTAAGCTCTCGGTAATCCTTCGGTATTACGTCCTTGCCAGGACGGTAGAAAAAGAACACGTGCTTGGATGTCTGCATGTAGCGGATAAACTTCGGCTCGATGGTGTTGTCATTCTCCCACTCGCGACCTGTGAAGTATTCCTGCGTAACCCATGCCTGCAGCTTGAAACACTTGCGTTGTTTGTCACTCTCGTTCTCGAAAAGGTGCTTCGGGTTGCAAGTGATAGACATATTCTCGCAATAGTCGTATATCTTCTTCTTAAAAGTGGCACGGCTATACTCCTTGCTCTTACCCTCAGAGGCATCTGCCCAGTCTCGCATAAACTCGTTGAACATATCATCCGTACATATCGGCACACCGTAAACCTCATTGCGAGAGAAGAACCACTCGAAGTAGCGGACAATGCTCTCGGTGAGCTTCTGCACCATCTGACGGCGACGCACATTGCCTTGAGGTGCAATGGCAAAGGTGTGGTAGCGCATCAGGAACTGCACAGCTAAAGCGCAGATGTAAATGGCTTGGTTTCTGTCAGTGTCGTCAATTTCCTCCGGCTTATCGCTGAAGTTCTTCATCAATGCCGACATCAGACGTGCTGCCTTACGCTTCTGCGGATTGGCTCTGGCAAAACGATTGGAGAAACTGACGAGCGGGAAACGTCCTACGGTTGAGTCGTCATCATCCGACAAAGGATAGTTACAAGTAATAACGCTTTTAGGAGCCTCTTCCGAAGAGAAAGTCACGGGATCAACATTTTTTCTCTCCACCGTCAAACCGGATGTCACCATGTTGTAGAAATACTTCATGGGGAAAGCCTTTGGCTTGTCCTCCCAGTGAAGCACTCTATATCGGTATGGCTCGGAAGATAACTTGCCTAACTCAAATTTAGCGTCCGTTACCGTAACAAATCTCTTCATATCTACATCGAGTACATGAACAGCGCTGCCAACAACAAGTTTCACGATGATAGACTTTCCTGAGCCACCAGTAGCCTGTTTCTCGTCGGGAATGTCGTCTTCGAGAAAGTAGGGACAGACAGGCATCATGCCCTTGTTGGAACGATAACACAAACGACCAATACCTGAAATCATATTGACGAAATGAGCACCTATTACGGCTTTTTCCAATTCAGTTAATTCTTCCTTATTGCGCTGAGCTTCTTGCTCTCGCTCCCAAAGAACGTTGGAACAACCACGCACGATACGCAATATAGGCCAAAGGTCTTTTTCTTGTTTTCCCTGCCAGTTGACATCCCAACGATAGGTTTGCGCCCACTCGTCGAGGTCTGCCTTCATCTGTCCTATCTCTGTAGTAGTGAACACCGGCGACCCATCCTCGTTCTGCATCTTCTCCTTCTTTTCAATCACCTCCAAGCGGTCGCGGTATTCCTGACGCTCAGTAATGGTGAAAGGTGTCTTGAAAGCTCGCATCGTGAAGTCATAAGGCTTCTTGGCGAGTGAGGGGATGAAGAAGTTGATGTCGTCATACGACACTGTGCTGATGCTGTCGGGTGTTATCTTCAGAGCCACATTACGGAAATAGAAATATTCCGTGTTGACGTTGAAGGCATCAGCAAAGTTTATCACCATACTCTGTAAACCTCCTGCCGACTTTTCCGTAAAGGTCTTGTCTACCATATTGGCGCAATCGGACATCAAACGCCGCTCGTTATCGTTGTGTCGCCATGCTTGTTCTATATAATCCAAGAGCAACGTCTTGGCTGCCTGGATGATACTCTTTGCATCGATATACTCCACAAAGCAACGGTCCAGGTGGATGTATTGTCCTACAAGGTCGGTGCTCTCGGGGTCTACCATTCGGTAATATCCGTGACAGGTCATAAAGAGCCATAATCTTGTGGGCGACACCTTGCAGGTCGGTGACTTGGGCTTTCCGCTTCGGGGGTCACGGGGATATTCTATCTCGAAAGGTTCCGTGTTTCTCGCTCCACGCAAACGGGAATAGAGCGGAAGGCGCACATCATGGTCGAACTGGAAATTCTCTTCTGCGTTCATGGTGTATGTCAGCAGATAGTCGCGCACGCTTCGGGGTGAACAGCCATATAGCCATTGCCAGCGTCGGCAATAATGTGAGCGGAAACCTTCGGGCAGCATTGCATAATACAATGAGCTGAACTTGGTGCATATAGCTCCACAGTCGCGCTGTGATGCAATGTCATTGGGGTATAGGATAATGACGTGCTCGGCAAAGCGATTCATCTTCTGATATTGTACACCGCTAAAGTCAAGTTTTTCCCATTTCCATTCGCCACGCTCGATATACCAGAAACTTCTCCGTCCGATGGAGAACGCCACATGATACCAACAGAAGTCTTGGAAGTGCTGGTCTTCTGCCTTGTCAAGGCGCAAAGAACGCATGGCATAATACACGCTCAATGCGTCTTCGGGTGTGCGGCAAAACACGATGTTGCGAGCCTTTATCTCGGCGGTGGGGATGGTGTATTTCTCTTCTTTGAAAGTTCCTTTACCGTGACCTTCTTTATCTTCTCTCTCTACCCAAATCTTCTTCTCTTCAGTGTATTGCTCTTCAGGGTCGTACTTGGCGATAGCAGCATGTACGGCTGTATTGTCGCTCTTGCGCTGATCCATTGCATATACAAACACGTTGTCGCCCATGAGCCACTTGCTCACCTTCCTCACGCTATGCTCCTCGGCGGTGGAGAACACTATCGGGTCACTTCCTGCCATGGCCGGACGGAAGAAGCATCCGTATGAGTTCTGCGGACCTATCTCTTGCGAGGCGAAGCATACGAACAGCGGGTTCCAGGGCGTGCCATGGATTATCTCGCTTACATGCTTCCCGTTGCGTATTACGTCGGGCAACGTCACGCTCAGAAGGGAATAGATACGGAAGTCCTTGTTGAGCATGTCGGGTGTAAACGTACTGCCAAAGCCGAAGCGAGGCAGCCCCCTGTCAAGCGTCACCTCACACCCCAGGGCTGCAAGCTCTTGTGGCGAGAAGTCGGTCTTCGGCATGAAAGAGAATGTCTCGATGGTCTGCTGTGCCTGAGTACGGTAGTCCATCTTGGCAAACACCTCTGGGAAGGCACGGCGCACCTCGTCGGTGTCGCCATACACATCCTTCACCAATCGCTGACAGATACGCTGAAGGCTATATCCGTGCGGCGGAAGATTCATCTTGGCTGCGTACAGCTCGATAGCTCCGTAGCCAGTCTTGCCCGTGCGGGTGCATTTCCACTTTACGGCACCATGCTCTGCCATTCGGTTGTCGTCAACGCCCACGCCCGAATAAAGTCCACCTCGCTCATTCTCATAGATGATAAAGTGGGGAGTCTGCTTGACATCGGCATCCGCGTCCTGTCCTTTCTTGCAGATAGGGCAAAAGCACGCGGTCTGACCTTCGATACGCTGCTCGTTGGCAGGCTTCACGAGAAGGTGCAGGTCGATGTTGGCGAGACGATTTATGATAGGATAAAAGAACATAGTTTCCCTTTATTATTTAAAGGGACAGCCGACGATGTGCCAAACTTCTTTCAGCCTTGCTCAGTCTCCGAGGACCTCAATTCCTTACTACTGGCGAAGCTTACTTATAGGAGGGCGTTACCGCTACCTCCATCGTCGTGCTGTCCTTTATTCTTTTTGTTTTTACATTTGTTATATTACTATAAGTTCAGAAACGTCTCCGTGCGAAAGTGTCGGATTGTGCAGTTAGCCAAGTTCTTCATGCAGTTAATCAGCATCAACACGAACTCCTTGAACGAGATAAAACTCTCGTTAAGACCGATTATCTCCACCGCCACACGCCAATAGCATTTGCCGTTTTTTACTCGGCAGGAATGCTCGTTCCTTACTATTATATTCCCAACATTGCCCTGCATCAACGTGAACAACTTCTGACACACATCCTTCACTAAGTCGAATGGAGCGTGAAAGAGCAACACTTTGTTGTCGCTGTCATAGTCGCGCACTATCTCCGTATAGGCTATACGGTGTAGATATTCCCGATGCGTAGGCCGTCCTTGTCTTTTGTTTCGACGATTGGGAATATAAGGGTAATTCAGATACTCATGGTTAGGCATCGTTAGACTTTTGCATTTTTAAACATTGTAAGTGCTTCATCATCTGCCATGTTGAATAAATACTGCGCTTACAATCAAAAATAGGATTATGTCTACAGCCATTACCACTATACTCATCTACAAGTTTATATGCCGAATGCGTATCAAAATTCACTTTAGCAACATCACATATCATACGAGCTCCCTCAAGATAAAATGTTCGATGGTCGCGATAATTCGTATGTTTTATAGGAATAGGTATATTATACTTATAAGCTATATTACGCAATATAGCAACATCATAATCTGTTCCTTGTGCCCAGAGATAAACCTCTTTAACTCCCAAAACTTTAGCTAATTCCACTATCATATCGAACAGATTTTTAACAACCTCTTTCAATGGCTGAAGCGGAATAATATCATTTTCGAGCAGAGCCTCTTTAGCTTCATCATTTTGTTGCGCCCACCAATTAGCAGTAGACTGGTCGAATGTAAAACCGTCCAAAAATGCAGAGCGCAAATCAACATGCTGATAGAACTCAGTCTGTACACCTGGTGCAAGAGGTAAATTAAAGGGCACATCTTGAGCAGTTCTATCCCAAGCTACCGCACCTACGCTCATCACCGCTGCAGTAGGTTGCAACGAACACGCTTCTAAATCGAAAGTAACATCTAAAGTTTTCATGTTCATATTATTTGTTTTTGACATAATATAGCTATTACTAAAATAGCCTTAGTAGTTTCTGCTTATTCGCTCGTTTCTGACTTTACAAAGTCTTCGAGTATTTTCTTGATACCCTTTAGTTCCCAAGGCTTCCAATCGTCAGCTTTAAAACGAGTCCGAACAGTCATCTGTGAAGCCATGCCAAGTTCCGCCATATAATTGCACAACTTAACACCCATTTTCTGTTGGGTTACAAGAGCGAAAAATTTACTATCGTTATAACCAGGTTCAAGCGACAGCACATAGCCATAACCACGACTACCCTCCACATCAGTATCATATTTGGTGTATTCTCCGCTAAACGAAGTTAGGAGAAAACTATTTTTAATATTGGTCACACCTAATATTTCCCATTGATCAAAACCTTTATTAAAAAAACGGTGATAAGATGTACTCTGAGGCATACCATAATGCTTCATCAATACGAACAAACGTTTTTTAGCATCAACAGACATATCGTCAACACCTAAAAAACCACCATCACATATTTTTTTTAAGATTTCTTTGGTCATTACAAATATATTTTTTAATTTTGGATACAAAGTTAGACTAAATGTTTGGATTCTCCAAATGTTAAACTATAATTTAACATTTAGAAATGTTTGGAGTATCATAATATTAAATTTAATAAAAGAAATATCACTAACTTAAAACAACGCTCTTATGAAAAATTTTAATTTTTGTTACAACTATGGATTTTTAAGGGATTGGCTCAAGACGAATCCTAAAATCAAAAGATACGATGTACTTGCAGAAATGGAGATGTCATACTATCGTACTCTCCAAAACTGGATGGAAGGCGTAACAATGATGCCTCTAACGCAGATGATGAAATTCTGTAATAGATATAATGTGCCTATAACCGCTTTTTTCTTCGATGCTAATGCCGATGACGACTCAATATTTACTTCTATTCCACCTGGAGCTATGATAGAGCCTGCAGGTGGATGGATTGAAAACGACCGGAAAACGGGTATCAAGACAGGTGATCCTCGCACAGATATACATATTCCGTCAAATCTGCCCAAATATTGCAAGAGTATAAATCTACAACACAATATTTGCGATTCTGATGCTAAAAAAGATATAAAGGAGAAAGAAGTTACGCATAGTGAGCGAATGCGCTATCTCGACATTATAGAGCAACAGCATGTGCAGATTGTAGAACTTAGCCGCAAAACTCTTGAACTCCAACAAAAGATTATAGACCTTGAGCAACAATGCGCACATATAGATTATGGTATAGCCGCCGATGAATTGCAAAAATGAAAAATGCCGCCTATCCTCTCGGACTGGCGGCATTATACTAAAAACCTATTAACTAACCTAAAACCAATAATTAACCATGATTTTTAATTTCAACTATTACATATTGGCAATGAAAAACTTAAATTAACGTTCAATTTCTTATATTTTTATTTTTGCTCGTTGGTTGCAGCCATCTTGCGACGATAAAACTCTTTGTCATCTATCGGTGTAACAGCAATATGGGCTGCAATATAAGGCAAATCAGCATACCAATAGCCATGATGCAAAAAGATAATTGGAGTAGTGTCGCCAAAGGTCATTGGTAGAGGCAAATTATTTTTTGTTTTCTTCGGAATCAAATTAAAGATACCTATCAGCTCAGTTTCGTTAACCACAGGTAGTGCTGCCATCTCCTTATCAATGTCGGAGTTTTCAACAGGCAAAAAAAATGTTCTACCATCTGGCGTATCTACCTTTTCCCATCCGTCGCGATCGGAAGTGTCAGCAAACTCTACTGCTCCTACCCCACCTGCCATACCGTCGGGCGACTCATAGTAGTGCTCTGCACCTTGCCTTTTCGCCCAATCGAGAGCCTTTTGCTCTGCTTCCTGACAACGATTCATAAACTTCTGTATCTCGCTACCTACATCTGAGGTTGCAGACACCTTGTAATAATAATGCGGTTTTTTCATCTCTTTTTTTGTATTAATGACTTATTGATTCTTCTATCTTCACTTGACAACAGCATAGATTACAGGCTCTCCACACTCGTCGTCCTTCATCTTAAAACCTCTTGCCGACAGTTCATTAATATATAGAGCGAGAGGATCGCCAATCGGAGTAACCACTGCCTTAAAGTATGTGCGAAGCTGAGAATCATTAAACACATCGCAGTCTTCACGCCAATGATCCAGCGGCTTATAATTGTTACAGAACGCATCTATCTTTGCGGGTATAACGAAGTCATGTAGCGTAACCTCTGGTTGCGCGTTTATCTCCATCATTTGATTTTTTCTCTTGCCCATATTAATACTTTAAATAATGTAAGTAAAATATTAACTAACAGCCATAATCCGAAACCAAAAAAAGCCAATTTACCAAAGAACTTGCTCAAGGTACTCCATGATTCCGCTTTAATTTCTTTTGTGTTTACATCCTTATTCTTATCCATGCTATCTTTTTTCGCCCAATGAGTGCCCGCATTTAGAGTACGGTTGAGAGCTAAGCTGTCAATAGTATGTTGCAACTTAGTCATCTGTTCTTCATGATGTGCGAAACGCTTATCATAGGTACTATTACACTCATAGCCACCCCTACGATGTATTGTGCGGTCAGTGGTGGTGATTTTGTTACCTTGAGCGTCGGTACTCTCGGTCACTCGCTCCTGAATGATCTCTTCTCCCCTGCCCTTCTCGCTCATGGAGCCTGACGTATGACTCTCATCCGTGGCAAGACGCACGGTGCTATCGGTCTTCACGTCCAACTTCTTCACACTGTCCGTAATGGCAACAACAGTGCTATCCCGTCGTTCCTCGTGGTTACTGGTTTCAGTCTTCCGCGATGATGCACAACCGTACAGGATCATTATAGCTATAAGCCATAACATAATGTTTCTGATTCTTTCCATATATATATGTCTTGTTGGTTTCTGCTTACAAAATTAGAAAAAGTCGCCGACACCAACAGGACATACTAAAACACCGTCTACCCTATGGGAAGGGTAAACGGTGTTATTTTTATTTATCCGACAAGGAGTATTTCCATCCAATTACTTTGCCAAACACTTGCTTCGAGCATTTTTTTATATAGTTAATAACATCATCTGTCAAGCATTTCTCTATCTTCAGACATTGCTCTCTACTCGCCTTTATAAGAACGACCTTGCCATCATACGAAACAAACTCAACCTTTTGTAAGTCCTCGCCTATCTCACCATGGAGCATAGTAACAAGCTGCTGCCATTCCTTTTCGCCTGGCTTGATTTCCTCGGCTTCGTCAAACGCAAACGTCTGCTGCCGTGGTTCCGGCTTTGAGCTATGCTGTTTAATCCACTGCTCCATAATATAAAATATAAAATCTTCCATCGTGCCGTTCCATCTGTGCGGCTGTTCTACCGCCTTGGGCACGCCATTATAAGCATACGATTTGAAGTCGTTCCAGAGGTCTTCGGGAACATCAGCAACAAACGCCTTGAGCCGTTCTTCGTCGAGCGTAGGATATAAAGACATCAATTTAGAGCACAAACGCTTTTCTGACGAACCACGATGAATTTCCAATTCTCGCGCCACACCCAATGGTGTGCGCTTGATGTGAAACTTTATTTTATCCGGATTACCTCGTTTTGCGCTGCCCCTATAAATAGGCTCATAGCCTTTTTTGTCGGGGTCGATGCACGCCAGCATGATTTCTATCTTGTTTTCCTCACACAGCCGTTCCATATCGCCACGCGCCACATCCAACACCTGTTTACGGAACTGCGAGAATTTCTGATATTTTTCAGTAGTCGTAACCTTTGCCGGCTGTTCATCACTCTTTTCCACATCGACCTTAAACATACCCAACGCTTCTTTCAATTCGCGATAGTCTATGACTGGGTGCATCTGTCCTTTGCTCGCATACTTCATCAACAAAAGATAAAGACGCGACGTGTAAGCCGAATTACAGAAGTAGGCTATACGTTCAAGATGATTGAAATATCCGTCTGCCATGTCAAACACGGCTTTTGCCACCTCGATATTGATTGTCACCTCGATATATCCGTCACGACGAAACTTGCGCACTTCCTGTCCGTCTTCGTCTGTCTTCGTGTCACTGTCTCCCGAATAGTTGAAGTCTTCACCTTCCCGTGAAGTGAAGTTTTTGGGGATAAATATCTTGCTGAAGATAGGCATATAATCCTCACCTTTTCTAAGTCCTGTCTCTGGATCGAAACGCGGCAGATGAAACTCAATCTTCTTCATTTGGTTGATGACCTTTGCCGACTCATCATAATGACTGCTTTCTATTCCGAAGTCAGCCAGACGCAAGCGTATAGGTCCCATCTTCAACAGGTCTTCTTTTGTTATACCACCATTAGGACGTTCTTTACTCAAATATCGGTGTTCGTTCAGGAACTTAGCGAAATGGTCTTGCAACCGTCCGCTTACCAACAGCATAACGTCCTGTTGTATGAGAGAATAACTTTTTGCGTATGATGTGTAGTTGACGGGTGTATTTATCCAGCGCAGTTCATTCAAAGCAAGCTGGAGCTTTTCGTCTTTATCTTCTTTTTTAGCCTTCTTTGCCATAACCTACGTTTTTATGTACTTAAACCTACGTTTTTATGTACTTAAACCTACGTTTTTGTTTACCAACTCCTACGTTTTTGTTTACTTTATATGCTCTAACACATTGATTTTCAGCCATTCTGATTTTCCTTAATATAATATAACGTAAACTATTATTTTATTCATTCTAAAAACGGAAAAATCTATATCTTATAATTATATTATATTAGCAGAGTTTGAACGCATTGATTATCAGTCAGTTACCTACAGCGAGGTAAACAAAAACGTAGGAGTTGGTAAACAAATCCGTAGGTTTAAGTAAACAGATCCGTAGGAGTTGGTAAACAAATCCGTAAGTGTTATAAACTAAAAACAGCACACCTTTGTAGTGACTTGGTAAAATACTTTAGTAAGATTTTACCTCATTTATTCCTCTCCACAAACTCGTGTATCGCCTGCAATGCAAGGTCTTTGAGTGTGCGACGGGTCATAATCTTCATCTGCATCAGACCCATATAATCGTCGATGGGCACATCAACTACTATGCCGTTTGTGGCTTTCGCAATAGGCTGGGCAACAGGTTTTGTCGTGTTCATCGTTGGCTTGTTCTCGCCCGACACCGATGCTTGCTCCGTATTTTCCTCCTTGTTCTCCCTGTTCTCCTTACGCTGCTGACTGCCAGATTCCAATATGCGCTCGTTCTCCTCGATAGCGTCAGACTCCTCAAGACTGAAACGTTTCGTCTTCTTTGTCATTTCTCTTGCCATACCCTATATTTTTTTATACGTTAAAACTATTGATTATCTCTTTGGTAAATCTTTCATAGTCCTGCCCTACCCTACAGTATCGAGCATACTCGAAGATGTCCTTGCGCATAGCCTGAGCTTCCACCATCTTAGTGTCACGGCGTGTGTATGCGTCGAACATATAGTCTTGGTACTTCTCGCCAAGGTACGCCTTAAACTCCTTGGTGGCGTTAGTCTGATCGTTACTCATTACCATCAACAAACCTCGAATGTCAAGTTCTGGATTCAGATCCTCACGTGTTTCCTGAATGGCATTGATAATCTCGGCAATACCTTTTGTTGCCAACACTTCAAGCTGCACCGGTAAAACTACGCTTGTGGCTGCTGTCAGGGCGTTGTACGTGAGCAACGACATGGCAGGGGGACAGTCTATCAGCACGTAGTCGAAGGCTTCTGTAACGGTCGTCACGCCTTCATCAGCCAGTTCCGTACCGCTCAACTCGTTCAGTGGTTTTGCGAGCAACTTATAAAGTGCCTTGCGTGGCATTGCTCTCTGGTTTAAGAATGGTTCGATGGATATAAGCTGTGAAGCTGCCGGAGCAAGGTAGATGCCCTCGCGTACCTGATAGACGGGCAGATTGCTCTGCTGTACCAACGCATCATAAACGGTAGGCTTGCCTACATTCTGAGTTTCACTCCACCCGAAGAGAAACGATGCACACGCCTGGGGGTCGAGGTCGATGATGAGCACACGGGGCAAACGCTTGCGGCCGTCAGCATCCTCGCCGAAGTTTCCCTTACCAAAAAGGCGCAAACCTGCTGCCAAACTCTGTACTGTTGTTGTCTTACCTACTCCACCTTTATGATTGACAAAGGCGAGAACTTCTCTGAGTCTTTCCATATTCTTTTAAGTTTTTAAAATGTTGCTACTTACGTTTATATATACGTATCAACGTATCTACGTATCAACGTACCTTCATACGAATATATATTAGTACAAAAATTCCAAAGTACGCCAATATTTTCGTATTCGGTTACAAATTTAAGAATTATAATTCATACTACCAAACGTTTCTCTATAAAAATTGATATTTATATATGTATTTTCTTATTTACCTATCTATCTACCTACTTATTTACTTACCTATATATGTATTTAGATAGATAAGTAGGTAAATAGATATATAAATAAATAAGTACGTACGTATTTATTAAAATATAGAAATATATAAGTACGGGAGTATTAACGTACAAGAATACCAACGTACAAAATTACTTTCATTCATCATTCACCGTAATATCCACGTCTTCCTTTTCTCTTATACGTTCCGACCGAATGTGCAGTATGCAACACTTAGTCTTCATTCAGGCGCGTGTCACGGTGGAGTGGGGGCATGAAAAATAGTATTCACCCGTGCTGTACTGTGTACCTCCTACTAAATGAAACAAACGTCATACCTCGGCTGCAATAGCAGCAATCATCATCAAGTTAGATTTCATAATCGTTAGGTTTTAGTTAATAAAATGATTTAGTCATCAGAAAAACGGATGAACCCGACCTTTCTTTAACATCGGATTCAACCGTTTCTGCGGATTTTACCCTACAAGCGACTTTACCAGGTTTTCGCCCTTCTCCGTCAACTTATACACATCCTCGCAAAACATTTTCTGAAACCACGTCTCAAGATACCCTGCCTCTACAAGTTCCTCCAGTTCCGGACACGCTGGCTTTCCATCTACTCGACGATAACCCGCAAAACCTTTCTTCTGAATGTGCTTCAATGTTGCAATCTGACTCTTTGAAAATTTCTCAATTTCTTCCATAATTCTATAAAGTTTAAAATATTAATAATGTTATTCTAATTATTTTTATTCAAAATTGCGCTATACTCCTCATCAGATATTACTCCTTGTTTATTCATCTCATACAGATAACGACTCGCAAAAAATCCTAATGCGTGCCTCAGACTCTCACATGCCAGTCTAAGGTTCTCGCCTTCAAGCAAGCTAAAGTCAGAGATTTTTCCGTCCTTCCATACCTCCACTTTCACTCCTACTTTCTCGTCATCGCTACCTAAGACAATGCGAATCTCGAATTTCTGTTTTTCCATAAATGTGTATATATTATTAATCACTCACGCTTTCCGCCAATCATCGGCATTAAGAACACCGCGGCACCCACAAACGCCAATATCACAGCTCCCGTTGACACAGCCAGCAGCACTGCCAGCACACCCGCCAACACCGTCTTCACGCTCACGCCCTTGTCTTCACTTTCCGACGTGTCCTCGCGTTCCTCTCGTAGCGTCGGCTCGCCTACCTGCGGATAGTTACGCTTGAGCTTCGGCTTCGGCTGGGGTATAGGTTCCGGCTCTGCTTCCGGCTCTTGATTCTGATTAATCTCCTGCTCTATAACATGAGGCTCTGGCTGATGAACAATTCCTGATTCGTCTATAACATGAGGCTCTTCCTCAATTATAGGCTCTTCCTCCACCTTGCCATCCACGCACACGATAACATCGCCGTGCAAGCTGACCTCAATCTTGCAACCCGGTACAAGGCCCTTCTGGTTGAAGGTCTTCTCGCTTCCGCAGTTGGCATGGGCAAAACGGTGTCCGTTCATCTCTACTTCGTCAAAGTCGGCTACGAATGTTATCTTGCCGGACTTCTCGCCTATAGTGGTATGATGACCGCGATAGGTAGTAACGGCCTTGAATACGGGACGGAACTTAAACGCGCAGTTATATTTAGCGTCATGGTCTGTCTGTCCGATACGGTCGTAATAGTCGTAGTTGTCGAACTTGAATACAAGTCCGTCGGTAGGGTAGGGCAGCTTCTCGCGCTCCACCTCGGCAGAGCACACGATATTCTCGATGTCCTGCTCCAGCTCGGCATCCGTCTTTTCAAAATTGAGAGCCGACACAAAGCCCGAAGTCTTGAAGCCATTACGCTCCAAGGCTTGCATCGCCGGCATGTGTCTTGTCACGCCATCCATAATGAGGCGGAAGGGATGAAACTCCAGATGGATGCACTCCGACGGCACAGCCTCCTTCTTCGACATAATGCCATTGCTTGTGGATCTTGGTGACTTACCTGCCTTGCTATAACGAGCGAACTCTTCAAGCGAGATAATCACCTCGCCTCTCAGCTCCACACGATCCTCGTCCTTCCATTGCTCCACATATCCCTCAACGCCATTCACATACTTCATGTGATCCAGGCAGTCGATACCGAACAGCTCTTTGCCATGTCCGTAAGTGGCCTCTGAGAGTCTCCCGCGACAATAAATAAGGCTCACCGTCTCGCCATCGAATTTCCACTCTACATCCACCTCCGTGCCCTTGCCGTTGATGTTGGCAGCTTTCTGTTGTGCTCTTAGGTATTTCACCACCGATTTGGCATCATGCAGCTTCTTCATCGACAGACAAGCCGTACGACGTGCCACGGTACGCTTGCCGTTGCCATTCTCACTGTAACACTGCTGAGTAGGTGAGTCGGGCAATATCTCGTCCGCGTGCTGCTCTTCATACTCCTGCAAAGCAAAGTACATAGCATCATATTCCTCGTCGCTGATGGTCGGACAGTTCAGCCCAAAATATCTATAGTCGTGCATCTTAACTACGTCCACCAACGCACGATAATCATCAAAATTCTTAATCTTAGTCATATTCTATAAAGTATTTAAAATATTATTCGTGTGTTGTTACTCCTCGTCCTCGTCCGGAGTAGAGTCCTCGTTGTCGTGCCAGAAGTGAGAATACTGCACCATGTCGATGGCTGTAATCAAATCGTCGCCTGGATATACTTCCTGATCGAGATTCAAATACAACTTCAGTTCCTTTCCCGACTTGAAACAAACTGTCACAGCATCATCTTCTTCTATGTCGTCATCGTCTTCACGCGAATAAAAGCTATAACTCTCTACCTCGCGAGCATCGAACACTACATTTGAGTTGTCTTCAATACCTTCGCAACATTGTTTTGCATGAATAAATGGATATACTTTCTTTGTTTTCATAATATTTCGTTTTTATTATTATTGTTATTATTTATTTTCACTTCTCTATCTGCGCCAATACGCCTACGACTCGTGCTTTGTCGTCGATATACCGATTAACCAAGCAATAGTCACCCGCCTTCACCCGCTTGTAAGGAATACGCTTATAATCCCCGAAGTTTCCCGACGGTCTGTAATAATGTCGCTTGCTTTCGTCTTCAGGGCATTCTGACGATGAACTAATAACAATGGAGCCAATATTATTGCAGAAAACGCCATCTTTCCACGTTCCTTCCTTATACACATGATATGTCTCAGGCTCTTTTACCTCCGACAATATCATGTCACGAGCCTTCAATCCTAAGTCTGCATAAGGCTCGGTAAGGTCTACCTCAAAATCGAAACAAGTGGCAGCGCGAAGAATGCACATCGCATAATCTGTCACAGCACCTTTGCCTCCACTCGTAACACGCACACAGCGCATGGTCTCCGTGATATACTGTCCGCCTCCGTGCTGGATGATCCACTCGTGCACATCGTCGGCTACGATATATCGCCGCGTCTTGCCTTCCATGGCAGGGCGACCGGCTCTTGTATTTTCAGTCTTGATAATTTTCATATTTCCTTCGTTTTAACCCTCGTCTATAATATCGTCTTCCTCACACTCTTCTTGTATCTTCAGCTCGTTGGGCAACCATGCTGGCCACCAGGTTACATCCATTGCCCATTGGAACATGTCTATGTCTTCCGTACGATAATTCCAGTAGACGTGCAAAATCTTGAATACTTCCCATGCTTCTGCGTTCGTCAGTTCCGACAAAACGCCCTTCAGATTCTCCTCCTCGGCTGCTGTCAAGTCCACGCTCTTCTCGAACTCTGCCCAGTCGCAAACTTCGGCGCACAACATACAAGCCGCATGTTCTGCGTCCATATCCGACAATAGAAGGCTGTTGGTAGCTGCTGCCATGGCCAGCCAATACTTTTCGTTGCTTAACTTCCAGATAGCTGAGCGACGAGAACGCCAGTCACTAAGAGCCACCTCCACGTGGTTTTCTGCCATCCAGTCGCCTATCTCGCGCATAATACGTGCTATTCCAGACGCGTCGGCAGGAACAAAGTCTGCAGGAAGTTTTACCTCCTGATTATCATTAAACAAACCTTCGCGGAAGTCAATCGCGATACCATTCTCGTTGTCCGTCACTGTCCACATCAGATCTTTTCCCGATGTCAACTCAAATCTTTCTTTTGCCATAATCTTTCTTTTTACTTTTTTACTTTTCTATCATTCTCAACTCCGCGCCTAACGCTCCTGCAATCTTGTTGAGTACGTCGATATTGACGGCATACTTGCCGGCTTCCACGCTGCGAATGTTGGAAGTGGAGATGCCCGCAATCTGGGCGAGCTGCTCCTGTTCCCAGCCCTGGGCAGTGCGCATCGCGCGGATGCTCTCGCCCATGGCCTTACGTTTGTCATAAATGATTTTGTCTTTTTCCATATTGTCTATATTATTTTTTATGATTACACCCAGCCTCCATAAAGGAGGCGCAAGGTTTAATGATTAAGTGCATACTCGATGGCCTGCTCTGCATAATACTCAACGCCAAACTGCTTGGCATACTTACGGAGGTCGGCTATTGAGATAGAGGTTGCCTTATGTCCTATGGCTTCCTCGTACTTGTTCTTGAACTCCTGAGTACCAGGGCGACAGTTGCCTGCATTCAGCGAGTCGGCAAAGGTAATCTTTAGGCTGCCGTTCTGTTTTTCTTCCTCACGTCTCTCAGCTCTCTTGCGCTTGCTCAATATGCGAGCCAGCTTCATTGCTCGGTGCTCCTCGTTGATGCGGATAGCCTCACGCAGACTCTTAGCCTCGATGTGCTCACCCCTTACAAGGTAGCCCGTATGCTTAGTGATGTCGGCTAAAGAGCGTCCCTGCTCTATCCAGTCAACCTTCATTCCTTGGCGATTAAACTCACCCTTATAGAAGGTAATCAGACCGCCTACTATACACACTCTGAAGCCCTTCTTGATGTTCAGGGTGAAGAAACGGCGTATCATTGCGAACTTGCAACGGCGAGAATAACCATCGAAATCTCGTTCCTCGTCGCAGACGATATTATTCTCATTAGCAATACGGCCACAGATTCTGCCGGTATTTTCACCCGTGCGCAAATTCGATACGATAAATCCACGTACCGAATTGTAGCCGTCTATCATCATACTGACACGCTTCTGCTCTGCCTCGTAAGCCTTGCGAGCCTTCTCCTCTGCTTTCTCTCTCGCCTTCTGCTCCTTCTCCTGCTCCTTCTTCAGTTGCTTCTGATACTTGAGCCACATCTTCGCACCTTCTTCAAGCGATAGGCCCTTAGTGTCAATCTCCTTGCATCTGCCCAGAACGCCACGTATGTACGACTGATATTTCTTTACTTGTTGGGCAATAACTTCCTTAGCCTCCTGACGTGTAGCGAAATCCGCGCGACCCCTATAATAAGGAGTCTCTACGCGCTGACAGATGCCATACACTGACTTTTCGCGGAGGTCAAGCAGCTTGCTGCATGACTTACCCAGAGCGAGACGTATCATTTCCGCAGTCACCTCATAAGGATATTGGCTTGCAACGATGCCCTTCCAAAGGCTATCGTAGTCGCAGATGAGAGCAACAAAAATGTCATCGCCATTGTCTTCGAGATTGCGATAATCATAAAGACTCTTTTCGCCGTAATATCCGAACTCGTCCTCCTTAAAGGTCTTCTGTAATACCTTATTATTAGAGAGACCAGCCGAGAATGAATAAACATCGAATACTGCTTCGCCAGGGAGCATTTCTATAAGTTTCCAGATGTCCTCAACGTCTGTAATGTTTAAAACAGTGTTTACGCCAAAAGGCTTCATGAATGCGATAGATGCCTTCTTGTCGCCAAACTTCTCGATGAACTGTGCTTTGTTGTAAATCTTCATAATTCTCATGCCGCTTATAGGTTGCCGCCCTGTTCTAAATTATTAATATTGTTTTCTTTATTTTTCTGATGCAAAGATAGTGATAATTTCTTAAACCACCAAATAAAAAGGCTTTTTATTTTAAATAAAATGCTCTTTTATTATTTTCTTCACATTTTTCCGTCAGAATTCACAGATTTCGAGGTTTTTTCTGTCTTCCGTGTCGTCCGTCGGCTCTTGGGGTCGCCCATTCAGGAACTCGAACCTGATGCCACGCCTTACCGTGGTGGGCGTTGCGCTGCTCGCTATTCTCACGAACCGCAAGCAACTAACACAAAAAATACTTAGATTATGATTATGCAAGTTCCCGCCGAAGGAGTCGAACCTTCGCAAGGGCCTTGCCGGGCGCGTAAGAGGGTAGGGCTTAGAGATCAGGATTGATAACACGTACATATTCAATTCCAGGCTCACACGACCGCCTTACTACAAGATTATGGAAGTAAGATCTTGCAATCGCTTCCAGGAACACTTCTCTACCTAAATACTTCAGGGCTACATTTTCAGTCAAAGGCAAACGACGACCAGAAAAATAAAGAACAGACTCAAAATCAAAATCATGTTTCTCAATCTCCCGAATTTCAGAAAGCAGGTAGTTTTTATTCATCAAGAAACGAATATCTTTTTCAGTGAATTTCATAATTTCTGTCTTTTTATAGGGTTATATAATTTATAATTAAGCCATTTCTACCTCCTTCATATAGGAAGTGATGTCTATATTTTCGCAGATACATCCGTATGCCTCGTATTCAAGATTTTCACTTTCACCAATCCTGATAAACTCTGCCTTGACAATATAATAGAGCATACTGAACAGATAGGCAGGCTGGAAAGTTTCCTCGTTGTCAAACAAACGGCTTGACCACTGGTCGATGTCGTTGGATAGATACGAGTTGAAACCATCGCGACTTGTGTGATTCTTTCTGATCCACTTAGCAAACAGTTCACGGTGTTTTCCCATCTTCGCTATAATAGCATCTTCTGCAGCCTGTGTCAATTGGATTTTTACACGGCAACGGTCGGTTTTCCAAGCTGTGTAATATTGTGGTCTCACAACTTCGAGAAACTCCAGTTGTATGTCGTCACTGATAAACTCCTGCAACCACAATTCCCATATCTCTGTATATGCCTTGCAGATGTCGTCCCGATATTCCGAGTAGTCAAAGGTAAAGTCAACATCTTCCTCCTGTCCTGTCCGCTCACATTCATAATATATTTCCGTATCAGGCTCCCAAATGGAATCGTAAAATCCCACAAAGCTCTGCAAGCAGCCTATTATTTCGTTTTTGTATATCTTTGTCATAATTCAGTATAAGATCTATAATTCATCAATAATCTCAATTCGTGACAAGTCATTATCCACATGAATTTCGTACCCTCTATAATTAATGCCGTAGCCTATGAGACCATAACAGCAAAACAGAGGTTCACAAATCATTCAGGAGCCATACCAGGTAAAGCCCCATGGATTTCGATTATATCCATTAAGCCAACTTTCGCAATCGCCAGAACGTTTCACAATAACATTGATTAAACGCCTCAATTCGTTGGGTATCTCTTTAGGTATTCTCATAATACTCTAATGTTTATAGGGGTCTATAATATTCGTTTCGTACCACACAGCCGCCTGTGCCATCGTATCCTTCAGATCCTCTATTATCTGCTTGTAATTGTTCTGAGTGATTGCAATGTGCCGTTCTGGGTGCTTCCCGTCGTGGTCGCCACTTGCCAGGTGAATGATGCAAAATGTGCGGTCGGTATCGTGATGGGCTACCATGCCTCGCTCCTTGAGAGCTGCCACCGTGCGGTCGAAGTCTGCCGGAGTGGTGGGTATTACCTGCAACACGCTCCAGGGACGCTCCTGAGCCGTGAGGAGCGTCTGCCCTTCCTGCTGACTGAGCAGGAAGGAATGAATTGTTTTAGATGCTTTCATACTCTTTGAGTTTTATTAAACAACTTTCAAATACACATCCTTTGCGCTTATTAAAGCCTCGAAGCCCTTGCCGCGCCTATTACCGTCAACATCGCAGAAAGCATGGCACAAACGCCCAAAACTCTTGTAATATACTCGATACTCGAAATGAAAATTAGCAATGCTGTCTCCTGCTATACGATACAGAACGATGTCGCCAGGCTGGAAGGTGTGATTACTTACTTTTTGGAAAGACTCAGGAATAGGATTCTGTGCCATCCATGCTGCAAGCTGTTGGTTGTAGAGCCGCTTCTGCTCAGCGCGTCGTCTCTCGTACGCTTGCATTTTATCCTCGTATTCTTTTTTCTGCTTCATGCGCTTTTCTTTTTCAGTTGCCAATGCCGACGAGATAAAGGCTGCATCCTTGCCAGTTATATTCTCGGTGATTTTCTGCATATTCTGTAAAGGGAAACAGTTGACTACCACATCCAGCACCACATACACACGCCCGAACATACCCATCATGCCATAAGCACTTACCGAACCGGTAAACAGGCTGGTATCAATGCTTGCTGCCTTCTGCTTAAAAGCCGCAAGGGTTCGAGCGTACTCATTCTGGTTCTTCACACAGACCATCTGCTCAAGATGAAACTGCTGGCTATTCTTTACGATGTGCCATGCTCTGTCAACGGTGCGTATTTGGGTAAACAACTCGTTTTTCTTGTTGTAGTCAATGGCGCTCCATCGAATACCCAAAGACTGGTTTTTGTTCTTGCAAAGGTTGACATATACGCCAACCCGACGAGTTCCCAAATCATTAAAGACACCATGTACAGTAATCTGTGTCTGATATTTACAGATAGGATAACCTTTTGCAAGCTGCAACAAGGTTTCATAGCTGCAACCGCTTTCCACGGCTTCCAGAAGTTGCTGTGGCACCTTTTTCTTACTCAAATTCTTGATATGCTTACTATCATATATAGATACCTTCTCGAAGAGGTCTTGAATTTTATTCTTTGCCATAATTGTGATTTTTTCAAATGTTCTATAATAGGGGGTGGGTATTCCACCCCCGTGATACCTTATTTCCGACTTTCCGCTAATATTTTTCTCACGCTATAATAAGGCGTGTTAAACGGATATTTCACTTCGTTGATGACGTACACCACGGTCGGCTCCGTCATACGCAATGTGTCGCGACACTCCACACGGCCATACATACCATGTACCATAAAATTTAAGGCACACATCTTGCAGGCAATAGGATCGCTGTCTTGTGCCACATACTCGAAGCGCCTTCCGGCTGCATGGTCCAGCTTGCTCTTCTCCATGTAGTGAGCCAGGAGCAAGCGCCCGCTACCTGCTGCACAGTCGTTCACCTTGCCATGGTCACCGGCTCCCAGTGTGCTAATACGTGCCATAAGGTCCGACACACTCTGAGGCGTAAAGAACTGCCCCGTCTTCGATGCCTTGCTACGGCTCAGATACATTTCCTCGTAAAGGATGCCGAACACGTCCAGCCACTCGCCACGCTCCATCGCTGTTGCCACATCGTCAAGCCACAGGAAGGTGAGCCCGGCAAAGTCGGGATTTTGCTTTGTGCAGCTCAAAATGTGTTGGCTATATTCAACTGTGCCAGCCTTGAAAGCGTCAACGCTGAAGAACTCTATAAGATAGTCACAGAAGTCACTCAGAGCCATTTCCTGCGGTCTGCTGTGCTTGTTAGCCTGTTCGGTCAATACGTCGATATACTTTTTTTTATCCATGATTTTCTCAAAATTTTATGTGTTCTATAATAGGGGTCGTTGTATTTAATAGTTATAAGCTTTTGTCTGTTCTGCAATGCCTTTGAGCCATTTATCGTAGTCCTCAAAGTCCTCCACACTTTGACGGTAGGTGAAAGCCCTGCGATATTTCTCATCCTGTCGGTTAATATCTATCTCCTCGTCAACATCAAAGGCTTCAGAGATAGACTCCAGTTCATCCTTCCACCAGTCAGGATCGTTCATGTCTCTATCGCGTCCATCAATGAGGTGTATCATATCCACACCTATGTTGGTCCACGACTCCATTTCTATGCCGACACACTCGCCATCCTCCTCGTAACGACTGTGACCGATATTATTCTCATCCAGGAATGCTTCGCACTGTTGGAGAATGAATTCTTTATTTGCTATCTTAAGTGTCTGGTCCATAATTCTCAATTTTTTATGTGTTCTATAATAGGGGAGCTGCCCTGCTGCCAGGTGCAGCCCGTGAATGATAATTTAATAGCCCTTCCAGAAGTAGGAGTGGTGGCTATACTGGCTTAATGCCTTTTCCTTTGCGAACTCGCGGATGGTGTAGTCGTAGCCTTCCATCTCCTTCATGATCGCCTCCGCTTTTCGTGCCAGTCGCAGATAGGCGGCATAACTCTTCTTGGTAGCCTTGAGATTTTTAATAGCCGTCAAACGGTCGTTTTTGTAAAACTCTATAACAGCAACCGCTTTTTCGGCTTCCAGGCGTTCACCCGTATTCCACAGCCACTGTAAAGCCGGATATGATGTTTTTTCCCCGTGGCTCCAGTCTGCCGAGATCATTACGGATGGTCGATACTCAACTTTACAGTCGCGGCTATAAAATTCAAGCTCGAAACGATATTGAGAAAACGAGTTATAGAAGCCCGTCGCCTCCTTCACTGCATCATGGAAGCGTTTATTCAGCACCTTGCCATCAAACTTTCGGCACACCTGAATAAGTCCGTCCAGGGCCTTGATTTCAAGCTGCCGGCGCTCTATCAATGCGTCCGCGTGCTTGCAATACGCCTTCACCTCGTTGGCCTTCTTGTCGGCTCCATACTTTTTTGCAGCCGCCATAAAGTCCGCCTCCGTACCGATGCTATAGAGCTCCTCTTTCCAGCCCTTCTCACGGCTCAACTGATGGAGTAAATCTATATACTTTTGTGCATCATCCTTTGTGGCAAAGTGGCGCACACCATCCAGGCTTTCAGACTTCCACAGCCATACATGGCCATCGCTACAAATCAAATTGTTCGCTTCAACAAATATCTTATACATAATATTCTCAATTTTAAAATGTTCTATAATATGGAGCTGCCCTGCTGCCAGATGCAGCCCCGTGAATGATGATTAGTAAGACAATACGGCTATGCGGTAATACTCCGTTTCGCCATCCTCCGGAATGTTGGCAATACACATGTCGCCTGTCGGAGCCTCGTATATATACGAGCTGCCTATAATATCGTACACCGTGAACTCGCCTCTCTGTTCGCTGTGTTCGCCGCTGTTGGCAATACATGTAATACCATTGTGATAGCCTCCAGCCGGTGCCGGAAAGTCACCACCTACCATCCTGTCCTGAAGGAAGCGCGACGAGTGGCGGCCCGCCCCCTTGCTGTGCTGTTTGAGCACCTGGGCAAAGAGGCGCTTTGCCTCGTTCCATCGTGCATCGTTGAACATGTCTCGACGCTGTGGGAAATACTTCTCGTCGTTGCTAACGTTGTATAATACTATCTGTGCCATAATCTGTAAAATTGTAAAAATTGGTATTGTTTTTATCTGCCTATAATAGGCGGTTTAGAACTCGATGCAGAGTAACAGCGTCGCTGCTGCCGCCATGATGTTGTAGCCAACGAACTGCCAGCCGGTGCACTGGATAGGGTCGCCATCCTGGCCATAGAAGCTGTGCTGAGCTTGGAGCCACTGGCGGGCCGCTTTTAGTAGCGCCAGAGCGTTCTTGGTCATGCGAGTTATAAGCAACACGATTACGGCAAATAAGGCCGTCAAAAGGGCACGTGTGCCCGTTGTGTGTGATATTGTGATATTCTGTGCCATGATGATATTGTTTTATGCAATTTTCTTCTTCTGTTCTTCCACTTCTTGCCACAGGCGCTTGTCCGTTCTGCCGTAGCCGGCCTCGCCGTTGGAGCAACGATAGGCGCAATACATCTCCTCGTCGCAATACTTAGAAAATGCAAGCTCAGCCTCATTTTTCATTTCGTCTATAATAGCCTCGATTTTGCGGATGATGCGTGCAGCGTGAATCTTACTGAGTCCCTTGTTGTCGTACCAGTTGTCACGGATCACGTCGTCGGTCTCCAGTTCGTCGTGCTCATACTCGAACGTCTCGTGCCATCCTTCTATCATGCCGCTAACCTTTACTTTTGCGAACCAGTCAAAATTAGCCGCTTCGTAATAGCCAGACGTGCAGCCAGCTTGCATAGTAATATCTACAGACATGTTGCCAAGCCAGATTGTTTTAGTCTTTTCTGAGAATAGAGTGGTAGGGTAACTGCGGGCCCCGTCGCATTCCTCTATATCATGCCATCCCGTTGCCTTCAGGTCATAGGCTACATTATCTTTGTCGGCATCATAATTAGCCTCTGTGTCCAGCTCATCATACTTGCCCAAGAGGTCTTGGTCGAGTTCGTACTCGTCTATCTCTTCCTGTGTGTAATATACAGGCATTCCGAATACGAAATAACGTGAAGCGTTCTTTAACGCAAAATTAGGTGTACTCATAATCTTTAAGTATTTAAATGTTAGTGATTTTATATATGGTTTATAATAGAGAAGGCTAAAGCCTCCATGATTATTTATTCTTAATCTATATCGATGGTCCAGTTACTACCATATCCTTTATATAAGTGAATTTGGTAGTCTTTTAATCCTTTGCTTTTTGCCAAATTTTCGGCTACCTTATACACTTCGTTCCACTGTGCGTTATATCCTTCAGACTCTGCAATAACAGATTTGTAAATGATAGATGGTGCATACATAATAATGTTGCCGAATTGCTGTTGCCGCCAGATTTAAATATTATTTGTTTCTTATTTACATTTGCAAAAGTACTACATATATTTGATATAACCAAATTTTTTAATTAAAAAGTTATCAAATATATTTGTTTTAACGTTTGTATGCAATTATATGTATTTGTAATAGGTATTATTTGCATTTTTTTACAATTCCCTAATCTCTGTGATATGCTATAAAGTCTATAACGAGCTGCCAGGGTGGGCGCGGCTGCAAAGACTCTAATCTGTGATATATTATAATGTGTATAATGTGATAGAGTGGGCTTCAGACAGGGCGCAAATGTGCAGCCGTGGCAATACTCCATGCCGGATGCCAACGAGGGCACCAGAACGGGCGCAAATGTGCAGCCG